ATATTTTGTGTTATAATATTTTTATCTTTTATTGCCTAGTAGCCAAGTGGTAAGGCAAAAGACTCTGACTCTTTTATTTCGTGGGTTCGAATCCTACCTAGGCAACCAAATTATGCGTTTATACCCTTATAAAATAAGGTTTTTTTATTTTATTACTCTCAAAATTACTCCCACTTTACATTAATTAATAATATTTATCGGTAGTTTTTGCTATCTCCTTTCTTATTTTATTTGATAAATGACCATAATGATTAACTGTAGTCTGATAATTTGAATGTCCTAATCTTTCACTTATGTGGTATAATTCTTTTCCTTCTTCCATCATTATAGCAACGTATGTATGTCGCAAATCATACATTCTAATTCTTTCTACATTTGCTCTATCACAAAAATAATAGAATGATTTTCTTAAACTTGTGTCAGACACAGGTTTATTTGTTTTTCGATTTAAAAATATTAATTCATTATCTTTTACTTCATATCCTAACTCGTGAACTAAGAAGTATTTATAATTATTTATTTCTTCTATTAATTTGTCTGAGATATCTAGTACTCTTTGTGATTGATATGTTTTTGTATGCGATACAAAATCTTGTGAGCTTTTGTTATAGTTTATTGAATGCATTATTGAAACACTTTTTGTTTCTTTGTTAAACATATCAAAGGTTAATGCTCTTGTTTCGCCAATTCTATCTCCTAGTGTAAATCCTATTAATGTAAGTATTTTTGTTCTATAAGCAGTTTCTTTATAAATATTGTTTTTTATACAATTATTTATTTCATCTAAAAACTTTTTTAATTCATTAGGTGTCCAAAATTTCATTTTAGTTTTTTCTACTTTATATTTTGAAATATTACTAACTGGAGAATAATACATGTATTCCTCTTTAATACACCAATTAAAAAATGCTTTCAATTCTTTTAATATATGGTTTTTCTGTTTTAAGGAGCAGTTTTGTCTTTCAATAAAATCTATAAAATATTGTTTGTTTAACTTTGTTAATTTTCCAACAATTTTATTTTCGAGATATTTAATATATATTTTGTTTTTTTCTACAATGGTGTTATATTCCAATTTTGCGTCATATTTGCACCAAGTAATATATTTACACCACATGCTATCAAAATCTTCCTTATTAAGTGTTTCTGTTGCTTTAACATGTTTAATTTTTGGATTGTCCCTAATTTTTAATGCTTCTTCTAATTTCATTATCTTTTTACCTTCTACAGAGGCTATAGAAGTTTTAACAGGTTTACTTAACATAATAATATAATTTTTATTTTTGATATTTCTATATATGTTTTGGTATCTTGTTTTTTCATATTTTTTTAAATCCATAAAATCACTTTCCTTTCAATTTTTCCTTGAAATAAATGATTTTTTCCTGTATAATTAAACATGGAAAAAGAATATTTATTTCGTGGTAGATTTATTTATTTAATTTCCAATTGATCCGTGTTCCAGCACGGGTCTTTTTTTTATTTTGTTTCAATTTTTTTTTGTTATTCACAAGTATAATCACTTAGAATATCGTTTTTAAATGTATTAAGAGATACATTTTTTGTATACATGGATGCTTGTTTTTCATCGAATGCATCACCAAGAGTTTGCTTGATTTTATCAAGCTCGACTTTTGAATAATCAACATCAATTGTAAATTGTAATGTTTTATCATCTTTTTTCGTATACTTAATATTTATACCGTCAATTTCACTTAATTTTTCAGCAAATAAATTACCAAAAGATAATGTCATATCTATATAATCGGGGTTCACTTCGGCTATATTAGTTTCAGAAACAGATGTTACTATATTATTTTTGTATTTTACTACCATAGTATCAGTTATTTTATATCCATCATCATCATACTCTGTTTTTGTACAATTTAATGTTCCCTTACTTATATCTTTGCTTGAATTGCTTTCAGTTGTTCCACATCCTGTTAATAAAATTAAACAAAAAATAATACCAATTAACATTTTCTTTTTCATTATTACACCTCACTTTCATACATATATTTAAAAAATATCTATACTAGCATATTTTTATTCATTTTTTTTAATTATAAAATCTTTATTTGCAATGGCAAAGTCAATTAATTTTTTAGCATCTTCTTCTGTTATATTTTCATCTGTTAACCCTTTTTCTTTTAATATTTTTTTGTAGTCTTCATTAATTTCTTTATTAGGAGGAACATTTATACTATTTGTTCTTAAATCAATTCCAATCAAATCATGAAGAGGTATATTTAGTATTCGTGATACATCTATAGCATTATCTAAATTTGGAGTTCTGTTGTCATCCTCCCACCTTGCAATTGTAGTTTGATTTACACCGATCATTTCTGCAAGTTTATTTTGTGATAAATTTCTTTTTTCCCTTAAAAATTTTAAATTTTTTGAAAAGTAATTACTCATGCGAATTTTCCTCCTTTCATAGAAATTATAATATAAAAAAATCAAAAAATCAATAATTTTAATGACAAATTGCAGAAAAACACTTGACTTCTGCTTTTTGTCATAGTAGAATTGGTTTTGTAAGGAGGTAAAATATGCATACAGAAATAAATGTTAAAACCGCAGCAAGTTTAAGAGGATTACGTGCAGAAAGAAATATGACTATTGAAGATGTAGCCAATAAAACAGGAATAAATAAAGATACTATTAGTAGATATGAAAATAGTAATGTTTCAATGCAATTGTATATACTTGATAAATTAGTTGAATGCTATGGATTAAGTTTAGATATTTTTTTTAAACAAATATATGACAAAATGCAGAATAAAGAAACATAGGAGGAGTAATGAATATAATTGATTTTCTAAATAATTATTTTAAAAAGGAAAAAATAACACAAAAACAAATAGAAAGTATGACAGGGATAAGTCAGGACAAGGTTAGTTTAGTTTTAAATAGAAAAAGAAAACTAACAGCTGAAGAATTAGTAAAAATAATTATAGCATTTGATTTAGACATAAAAAAAGAACTAAGCAACAAGATGTAAGTTCTAAGTTGTTAAAAATCTAAATAGTTACTTAATTACGATACAAGTTATACAATGTCCTTTCAAAACAAAATATAACGAGTTTTAAACTAATTCAATTACTGCATTTTATAAAATTAATTCAATTCCGGTAAAAATATTAATTAAACAAACTTTATTCAGCGCCAAATGTTGAAAGCAGTTGGCTGCAATTGTCCATAACTTTAAGAGTTTTCTTTCTCTGCTATTATTCATTGTGAAGAATAGTTCCTCATGGCATATGGAGTATCTCAACAACTAGTCAAGGAATAGGTTATTAAACTTTTGATAAAGCATCACAACCGTTCTGCATCTGTAAAAGATACATCTATTATTATAAATGGTAATTATTGGAAAATCAAATAATTTTATACTTATTTTATAAAAAAAAACTATAAGATTCCATTTAGCGCATGGAAAAAGAAGAATTAGTATTGTAAAAGAGGTTAAGTAAAAAATTAAATAAAATCTACCACGAAAGGAGAATAAAAAATGAAAGAGTATTATAATGCAAAGGATATTCAAATTGTAATAGGATGCGCCCAATCTAAAGCTTACACAATAATTCGTGAATTACAAAAGAAATATCAAAAAAAATTCCCTGAAGCAATAACAATACAGGGAAAAATACCAATATGGTACTTTAACGAAGTTCAGGGGTTAAGAAAAAAGGAGGACTAAGTTATGAATGCAACAAAAAAAGGACGCCCGATGAAAAGGTCCCTTTGCAAATATATTGCAATTATATTATACAGCATAATAGCAATAATTGCAATGGCAAAACACGGATTTAATATAATCGAGCTGTTCTACTATACAATATTTGGAATAACACTAAATTTTGGTATAGATGATATTAAAGAAACAATGAAAGAAATATTTTAATAGGAGGCAATATGATTAAAAACTTTGTAATATACAACGAAATTTTTAGGTTAATAGACACAATAAATCCTATTAAAAAAAGAGATGAATTTTTAGGCAAATTAATGGACTTTTATTTTAAAGAACAAAAACCGAAATTTGAACCAAATAGTTACGAAGAAACAATATGGTTAAATATTTCAAAACCAATAATAGCATACAAATCCAAGGTTGTTAATGGTAGTAAGGGAGGTAGACCTAAAAAAACCGAAACTAAAACCGAAAATGAAAGCAAAACTCAAAGCAAAATTAAAACAACATCAGATGTAAATGTATTTGTTAATAATAATGTTTTAGAAAAGATAGGGTGTGGGGAAGAAAAACCTTTAAATATTTATGAGTTTATAGAAAACAATTTTGGAAGATTGTTAAGTCCTATTGAATATGAAACAATTAATCATTGGAAATCAGAATATGAGGAAGAAATAATAAAATATGCAGTACGAAAATCTGTTTTAGGAAATGTTAAAACATTTGCTTACACAGATGGAATATTAAAAAATTGGAAATCATGTGGTTATAAAACACTTCAAGAAATTATAGATAACAATAAAAAAACAAAAGAATTTGAATGTATGAAAGAACCAATAATCGAAGAAAGGACAGAAGATGAAAGAAGAGAAATTGAAGCAATTGAAAATGGCACTTACAGAGCATAAAGATTTAATTTTAAAATTAGATAATGATATTTTTAAGCTATCGTGGAATACTGATATGCAAAAATATCAAGGAACACTTGGAATATGGACTATTGGTGTTTTATTGGATATTGCAAATGGAAAAATAAACGGTGCAAGTTTGGAGGTATCGAAATGAAATGGATGATAAAGTATAACACATTGAAAAATGAATACGAAACATTTATTAAACAAACGAAAGATAATTTGTTTACAAAAACAATCGAATTAAAAATTTTAAAGGATAGAAACAGGGATTTAGAAAAAACAAACAAAGAATTAAGAAAAAAAATAAAGGAATTAAAAAATAAGGAGGAAATATGTTAAATCAAATAGTATTAGTTGGTCGTTTAGTTTCAGACCCTGAAATAAAAGAAACTGAAAATGGAAATAAGGTAAGTACAATTACTTTAGCAGTACCTAGAAGTTATAAAAATGTTAATGGAGAATATGATACTGATTTTATACCAGTTAAATTATTTAAAGCAGTAGCAGGTGCAACTACTGAATATTGTAAGAAAGGCGATATTGTAGGAGTTAAAGGTAGAGTTGCTAGATTAAGTGGAAAAGATTTAGAAATAGTAGCAGAAAAAGTAACATTCCTATCAAGTAGAAAGGAAAACGAATAGTGAAAGAAGAAAAAATAGAAATAAGCAAATTAAATATATATCAAAAAATGAGTTTAGCAACGAATAAAATTCAAACAGTTGCTAAAAAATTAAAAGTAGGTGAAGGAACAAAAAGTGAATATAAAGCAGTTAGTGAAGCAGATATATTAAATGCTATTAAACCTATTGAATATGAATTAGGTATATATAGTTATCCTTATGATAGAAAATTAACTAAAGAAGAAAGAGTTACATTTAAAAATAAATTTGGTGATATTGATAACTTTGTTATAAGAATTGAAACTACATATAGATTTGTAAATATTGATAAACCAGATGAATTTATTGATATTAAAACTTATGGTGATGGTGTAGATAGTCAAGATAAAGCACCAGGTAAAGCAATGACTTATGCAGATAAATACGCATTACTTAAAGCATATAAAATACAAACTGGTGATGATCCTGATAAAAATAAAAGTGGAAAATTAACACCAGAAGAACAAGAATTGATGTTAATTTATATGGTAAAAATGAAACAATTAGTTGCAGAAACTAATACGGATTATGAAGAGTTGCTTAATTACTTTAATGTAAAAGGTAATCAAGAAATGACATTAAAGCAATTAAAAGAAGCAGTTGCAATATTAGAAAAGAAAAAAAATAAAAATAAGGAAGAGGTGTTTTAATGGAAAAACCAATATTAAAAAATGAAATACAAGCAAAAATTACAACAATAGGAACAGTAGAAGATAACATATCAGAAGCAAAAGAATATGCATTAGAATTAAAGGATTATTATTCAAAACTAGTATTTACAGAAGAACAAAAAGATGAAGCAGCAAATGAAAGAGCAAATATTAATAAAGCAATTAAAAAAATTGCAGATTATAGAAAAAATATAATTTCAGAGTTTAAAAAACCTATTGAAGTGTTTGAAACGACAGCGAAAGAAACAGAAAAGATATTAAAGGAAACTTCTGATTTTGTCGATTTACAAGTTAAAAATTTTGAAAATAAAGAAAAAAATATAAGGAAAGAAAATGCTAAAAAGATATATGAAGAAAACATTGAAGAATTAAAAGATGTAGTTCCATTTGAAAAAATATTTAATGAAAAATGGCTTAATAAAGGTAGTTGGAAAGAAAACAATACTTCTCCAATGATAGAAGAAGAAATTAATACCATTAAAGAAAAAGTAAGAATGGGGCTAAAAGCTATTGAAGAATTACATAGTGAATTTGAATTAGAAGTAAAAAATACTTTCTTACAAGATTATTCATTAGAAAATGCAATTTTTAAAAATACGCAATTAATAGAACGAAAAAAAACATTATCAAAAGTCGAAGAAAAGAAAGAAGAAGTAGTGCAAACAAAAGTAGAAACAATGTTAAAAGAAGAAGTTAAAGAAGATGTATCAGATCCAGTAATGACTTATACATTGAAAATTACAGCACCTTTAACAAAACAAAAAGCATTAAAAGAGTTCTTAATACTTAATAAAATGACTTTTGAAAAGATTGATTAATAGGGGGATTAAATGTATTTAGAAATAGATGAAAAACTAAAAGATAAAATAGAAAAAATAACAAGTACTGATTATGATTTCAAAGGCAATTTTTTACCTAGTGAAAGTATAACATCAATATTTGAGGATCTAATTTATGAAATAAATAGATTAGAAAAAAAATACGAAGATTTAGAACAAGATATGGAAGACAATTATATAAAAAGGCCTATGAGTGATTACACAGGCGATAGATACGATGATAGATTTTAGGAGGATTATATGAATATTGCAATATTAATAGGAAGATTAACAAAAGATACAGAATTAAGATATACGACAACAGGAACGGCAGTAGCACAAAATACTATTGCCATAAACAGACCTAAAAGAGATGAAAAAGAAGAAACCGATTTTATTAACATTGTTGTGTGGGGAAAGCAAGCTGAAAATTTACATAAATATTGTTTAAAAGGAAATTTGATAGCATTAAAAGGTAGAATTCAAACAAGAACATACACAGACCAAAACGGTCAAAAAAAATATGCTTTTGAAGTTGTAACAGATAGCGTACAATTTTTAGAAAGCAAAAAGGAAAAATCAAATAGCGAAGTACTTAAACAAGTGATGACAGCAGACCCTTTTGCAGAATTTGGAAAAGAAGTAAGTATTAGTGACCCTGACTTACCATTTTAGATATGAAGAAAATAAAAATAGAATTATACCATGATCATTTTGAAAACGCTAAAAGATATCAAATACCACATGCTCAACTAATCATAGCGGATATACCATATAACTTAGGAAATAATGCCTATGCAAGTAATCCACAATGGTATGTTGATGGAGATAACAAAAACGGAGAGAGCAAGTTGGCAAATTCAAGTTTTTTCGATACAGATAATGACTTTAAAATAAATAACTTTTTTGATTTTTGTACTAGATATTTGAATAAAGAACCTAAAAAAGGTGGGGAACGGGGAAAAAGTAGTAATGCCCCAGCAATGATAATTTTTTGTGCTTTCGAGCAAATACCTATGGTAGTAGAGCAAGGGAAGAAACATGGACTTATGAAGTCTTATCCACTTGTATTTATTAAAAATTATTCAAGTCAAGTTTTAAAAGCGAATATGAAAATTGTAGGAGCAACTGAATATGCAGTAGTTCTTTACAGAGATAAATTACCAAAGTTTAATAATCATGGGAAAATGATTTTTAATTGGTTTGAATGGAAAAGAGATGGTAAAGGTTATCCTAAAATACATCCAACACAAAAACCTGTAAATTTATTAAAAAAATTAATTGAAATTTTTACAGATGAAGGAGATGTTGTAATAGATCCAGTTGCTGGTAGTGGAAGTACTTTAAGAGCATGTGCTGAATTAAATAGAAGTTGTTATGGATTTGAAATAAAAAGGGAGTTTGTAAAAAAGGCAAAAGAACAAATGCTTACTAATATTCAAGTCCAAACAAGTATGTTTAGTGAATTGGAATTGTAGTATGGAATTAACAGCTAAAATAGAAAATGTGATACCTAAATTATTTCAATTAGATAGAGACAAACTATATGACATAAAAATAGAAGAGCATAAAGAAAAACGCAGTCTTAATGCTAATTCTTATCTTTGGGTATTATGTACCAAAATAGCAGATAAACTAACAACAGGATATAATCCAGTAACAAAAGAAGAAATATACGAACAGATGCTTAAATCATATGGTCAGTCAATTATGATTCCCGTAACACTTAATTCCAAACCTGATGGATATTTTAAGTATTATGATTACAACGGAAGAAGTATTTTGAATGGCAAAGTAGCAGACTGGTATATTGTTTACAAGGGATCAAGTGAGTACAATACATATGAAATGTCAGTACTTTTAACCGGTGTAATTGAAGAATGCAGGAATTTAAACATAGAAACAAAAACGCAACAAGAAATAATATCACTTTTAGATAATTGGGAAAAGTAAAAAAACATTAAAAATGCCATAAAACCACTCCTGGTTACTTGTTTAACTTTTTTACTTTTGCATACTAAAGCGAGTTTAGGCATTGTTGGCTTTAGTAAAGCTATTTGGAGGAATGAATGAAATGATAGAAAAAATATATCCAAAATTTGGATGCAAGTTTAGACATGAAGAAATTATAGCGTTATTAAAAGTGATATCAAGATATCAAAAGTAAATAAACTTATTTACTTATAAATAAAGGAGATGTTAAAAATGAAAATTAAAGAAATGGAATATGGGAAAGAAATAAGAACAGAACTTTTATGTAAAGTTAAATATAAAAATTATAACTATTATGTTTTAAATTTAGGAACACATCCAACCGCATATATTGAAATACCTAAAGAAAATAAATTATATAGAAAGAGCTATGATGAAATTTATAAAATCGGTTGCGATATAGATGTACATGGTGGTTTAACATATAGTGATAACGAATTAATGGGAGTTAAAAGTGAAAATTGGTTTATAGGTTGGGATTATGCACATTGTGGTGATTATTATGGTTATGAAGAATCTATGCCTGAAAGTATTAGAATTTACGGTAAAAAATGGACTATTGAAGAAATAATAGAAGAATGTAAAAATGCTATTGACCAAATAATTGACTTTGAAAGTAAAGAAATAATCGAAGAACCAAAGAAAATAGAAAAAATAACCGTTAGAGAAAAAACGTTAGGTTTTCCAAATGGAGAATGGACTGCAAGAAATATGGACAAGGCTTTTGCTATTAAAATCAATGAATTAATAGATAAAATTAACAATTTAAAGGTGGAGGAATAATGAAAATGAGGTTGATTAAATGAAACTACAAAACATTAGAGAAATGAATGATAGAGAACTTTACACTTTTATAAACAATATTTCTAATAACAATGGTCGTATTTGTTGCAAATGTGGAAACATAGTCTACCGAGAAAATAGAATAACTATTTCAAGAAATGTTGATGTAGCAACAAAAAAGATATGTTGTTTATGTAAAGAATGCTATGTTGATTTGTTAGACTGGTTAGGTGTAAATGATTGTGAGTAAGGAGGTTAATTAAATGAAATATCCATTAAGCAATTTAGATTTTGAAATAAGATAAAGGAGAAATAAGAATATGAATAAAGAAGTAATGGCAAAAGCATTGAATAAACTAATCACTGGAAATAGCTTTGAGGACAAATCAACGGATGATTATATTTATGCCAGTTTAAGTCAACCACCAATAAAAATATTAGATAAAAGAAATTCCGATGATGAATTGAATTATATAGTTGAATGTCCTAATTGTCATAGTGCTGTATGTTATGGAACAGATACATTTATGTATTCAGGACATATTTATTGTTCAAACAAAGGTTGTAGAGAACAAGTTGTTGAAAAATACGATAATAGTAAAAAAATTTAATTTATGAGGTAGAAAAATGAAAATAGAAGATTATGACAAGTATTATATAAATGGTTCAGACCATTATTTAATGCCTAAAGGTGAATTAATTGAATTATTTGATGAAATGGTAAATTGGAGAGAAGAAAGTAAACAATTAAAAGAAGTAATTGATAAAGCTATTGAATATATAAAAGAAAAACAAAAAATTCAATATAAATTTGCACTATCTCATATAGAATGTGATGATTTACTACAAATATTAGATATATTAAAGGAGAAATAAGAATATGAATAGAACAAGAATAATTATAGTTGATGGAATTGAAATACATACAAGTTTATCTGCGACTGAAATAGCAGATTTAGAACAAAAAAATAAAGAATTAATAAACAAAATAAAATTTAATGAAAAAAGTAGAAGAAAAATGCAACAATCACTGATGAAACAAATAAATGAACTTGAACAACAATGTAAAAAGCAAAAAGAAGTTATTGATAAAGCAAAATCTTTAAATCATGAAATAAGTCATATAATACATGAAGATTTTTTAGAAGAAAATATAATAGGTAGTAAATTTCTCTATGAAAGAATTAAGAAACAGTTATCAATATTAGAAGATAAAGAGGTGTTAGAATGAATAAAGAAGAAGTGTTAAAACAATTATTCCAATTATCTAAAGATGATATATTAGATATTTTTAAAATTATAAATGGTTATAAAGAAAGAGTAAATAAGAGCCGAAATGATACTTTAATTATGAGATGCCTATTTATGAAAGGTTATCATTCCACAAAAGAATTTTATAAAGAAAAAGGAATAACAAAAGACAATATGTTAGCAAGTGCTTTGAGTTATGAAACTACAAATATAAAAGCCTATTTAGAATTAAAAAGAATTTTTAATATAGGCGATGAAATGTTTAATAAAGTGCTTTTAGAACTAGAACAAGGAAGTGATAATGATGATAGATATAGCAATTAATGATGATTATGCAGTATTAACAACAACAAACTATAGTTTCTACTATGGGTATGAATACGATAAAAAAGAATGTGAATGTGGAGAAACCGAAGAAATATGGGGATTTGAAGTTAATGGGAACGATGGCAAATTGTTTAGAATGTTTAGAATTAGTGCTGATGATATGAAAAAAATAAAAGGTTGTCCAGATAAATGGGAATGCGAAAAAATGCTCTTATTTGGTATAGGACTATTTTTTAATAAACTACCAGAAGAGTTAAAAGGCGATAGTAATGAAATATAAACTAAAAGATGGAGTAAGTTTTAATTTAATTAATAAAAAATCAATAATAAAATTTGATTTTGATTTATCAGATTATTACAACAAAGAAACAAGAATATTTGAATTTCCTAAAGGATATGTAGCATTTAGTTTAATGAGTGATGTTTTTAATACTTTCTTGTTTCCATTAGATTTAGTAGAGAAAGTAGAGAGTGATGAGTAAATGAATAAAGAATATACTTACAACATTGATAAATACACGATAGCTGTAGATGAATATGGAAAAGATGAAATTGGTTTAACTATTGCAATAATAAAAAAAGGATGTTATTATTTTTTAGGTAATTACTACGGTGAAAATGCTAGATGTATTGATTTATTATTAAAAGAAAATAAAGAATTAAAACAAAAATATGAAAATGCAGTAGCAGATTATGAAACTACAATGGCTGAAAAAAATGAATTAAAGAGACAAAATAATAATTTTAAAACTTCATTAGATGAAAGCCAAGAAGTTATTATTGATTATATAAAAGAAAATCAAGAATTAAAGGAACAACTTGAAGAATGGAAGGAATTACTAAACAAGTTTAAAGCTCAACAAAAAGAGTTTATAAAGTATATGAATGATACTATTGAAGATCTAGAAACAGAAGATGTTGATGATGAAGAAATGAAAGGTTATTTAATACAAAGAATATATACATTTAAAGAAATTTTACAAAAATACAAAAGTATAATAGGAGTATCAGATGACAATAAAACCGATGTTTGAATTTAACAAATATGATTTTGGTATTGGAATTGTATTTAGAAGAGAAAATGAAAGCAAGAAATATATTAGAAAATATAAAACAATAAATTATATATTTGGCGTTGCGTTTTTATGGTTTAGTTTTGGAATTGAAGTAGAAATAATAGGAGATGATAAACAATGAAAATAATTAAAAGTGGTACTAAAACGCCACCTGACAAAAAAGTTTATGTAATTAAATGCCGAACTTGTGGGTGTGTATTTACTTATGAAGAAAAAGATATGTGTTATATAACAAAGGATGTACTTGGTGTATATTGTCCAGAATGTAGATATTCAACTGTTCCACTTATAAGAAGAAAATATAAGGGAGATGATAAAGAATGATAAAGGTAAAATTTGAAAAAGATTATAGTAAAGATTTTAATATTAAATTTTACGGATGGATACAACTTAATATTGTTTATGAAAATGGAAAAGTAGTATCAATCAAAGAAAAAAAGAAAACAAAAGAATTACTTGGAGAAATAACAAAGTTTAAAGAATTTTATGACATAAAAACTGATGATGTCATAACTATAATTGATATGTATTTTGCTAATTATTTTCATGTAGAATACATAGGAAAACCATTATTTTAGGAGGTGATAAACAATGAATATAGAAACAATTAATTATAATAATAAAAAATACATAAAAGAAGTAACATTATATTTCAATGATAAAAATAAAAATGATTTTGTAAATGATGTTGATGAGTGTTTAAAAAGAAAAGAAATTAATGCTGATGTGTTATTTATAGCATTAATTGAAACTGCAAGAGATGTTTGTCGTGTTATTGATGCTGATTTTAATGATTATTTAAAAACTTGTATTGAATTAGGTAGTGTTGACGATTATTTTGATTAGGAGGTAAATAATGAAATATATAGTAGGAATAATGTGTATTATAGTTAGTGTATTAATGTATTTGCATTTAGATATATTTGAAGATACACAAACGATATTTGGAACAGTATTTTTTATATTAGGCACCATATATTTAGGGTTTAAAAAAGAAGATTAGGAGGTAAAAAATGAATTTAAAAGAAGCAAGTAATGAAATAGAAAAAATAGATAATGAAATAGAATATTGGTTAAACGAAAAAGAAATAGTAATAGGAAAAATATTACCTGGTGCGTTGGATGTTTCAAAAGAAGTCGTAGCAGGTGGGACAAGAACTGACAAATTTTTAAATTACATTATGAAAAATGAAAAAATAGATTACGAGCTTGATAAATTATATGCAAGAAAAAACAATTTAGAATCCTATGTAGAAAATGAATTACATAGATTAGGAAAATACAAGGAAGTAGAAAAATTAATTATATATTATAAAGAGCAATGCTTAGAAAATTATACTTGGGAAGAAATAGGTAAAAAAGTATATATGAGTAAAGACAATTGTAGAAAAATATATAGAAAATGGAAAAAACAAAGAAACATAGATTAAATTGCCCACCTATGCCCACCTTTTTTATGTTAATATAGTATTGTAAGAAAATGACTCATAATTTATGAGTTATTTGTTATTAATAGCATAGAGTAGGTATATAAAAGAGAGATCACAATAAAGGTTGTTTACTAAGGGCAGTCGTGGAGTAGGTAAACAGTGTGGGCACGACACGGATAAAGGTAATTACTTTATCAATCCTTTATATCTATTCTATGGTGCTAATAAAGGCACTTAGTGGGTAGTGATACTGATGATATATAAATAATACCACCGAGTTAAAGGTTGAGTGAAATACTCGGTTTAACGCAGCGAATTAAACTGAGCGTGATGTTTAATTTAAAAACCTTTATATTGTCAGTATCAGTATCTATTAAAGGTACTATAAAGTAATCTGCTAGTACAGGGGTTGCTTTTATTTTGGGTGTAAAAAGGGAATAGGAACTATCAATAATTACTATTGGTGGGTTGGCAAGATAGTTAAATAGAAAGGAAGTGATACCACTATGGCAGCAAATGATAATTTAATACCACAAAACAAAAGAACAAAGGAAGAACAAAGAGAAATAGCACGTAAAGGTGGTATTGCAAGTGGAAAAGCTAGAAAAGAAAGAAAGACATTAAAAGAAGAATTATTGTTGTTATTGGAAGATGAAAAAACACAAAAAGAATTAAGTGTTGCTTTAATAAGAAGAGCTAAGGCTTTTGATAGTATGGGTAACAAAGCGTATGAAGTAATAAGAGACACAATTGGAGAAAAACCAACTGATAAACTAGAATTTACACAAGATAAGCCATTTGAGGTAAAAATAGAAGTGATAAAATGAATATTAAAATTACAACAAAACAAGATTTGTTCATAAATAGTGAAGCATTTGAAACATTGTTTGGAGGAGCTGCTGGTGGTGGTAAATCATATGGGCAATTGATAGATGCTTTTTTGTATGCTTTAAAATATCCGAAAAGCAAACAAATAATATTTCGTAGGACATTTCCTGACTTAGAGAAATCTATAATAAGAACTAGTTTGGAATTGTACCCTAGAGAAGTGGCAATCTATACATCAAACAAGCATGTATGGACATTTAAAAATGGCTCAATTATAGATTTTGGGTATATAGACAACGAAAACGATGTGTACCAGTATCAGTCTGCAGAATATGATGTGATTAGATTTGATGAACTAACCCACTTTACTGAATATATGTACACATATATGATCTCAAGGTGTCGTGGAGCAAATAAATATCCAAAAGGAATTAAAAGCTCGACTAATCCTGGTGGAATAGGTCATACATGGGTAAAAGAACGTTTTATTGATATTGGAGAACCTAATAAAGTACATGAATGCATATTGCTTCCTGATAGCAATAAAACATCTACTAGGATATTTATTCCAAGTTTAGTTACAGATAACAAATTTATGTTGGAATATGACCCTGGTTACATAGACAGACTGGACAATTTGCCTGAAAAAGAAAGAAAAGCATTAAAATATGGAGACTGGGATATATATGATGGAATGTTCTTTCCGGAGTTTAAAAGAAGTCTTCATGTGATAGAACCATTCCAAATACCAAAAGAATGGAATAGATATATTGCTATTGACTATGGATTAGACATGTTCGCTGCCGTATTTGTAGCAGTAGATGAACACAAAAAAGCATATGTGTTTAAGGAAATACATAAATCAAATTTAATAGTGTCAGAAGCATGCCAAATGTTAAAAAGCTTTATGCGTGGAGAAAAATATAGAGCAATATATGCTCCACCTGATTTATGGAATAGAAATAGGGATACGGGTAAATCAACAGCAGAAATATTTTATGATGGTGGCATAGTTTTAGAAAAAGCTTCTAATGATAGAATTGGCGGTTGGTTAAATGTAAAAGAGTGGATAAAGCCAAAGAAGGTAAGACATGAACAGACAGGAGAATTATATGAAGATTGTGATTTGAAAATATTTTCTAATTGTTTGAATTTAATTAAAAATTTACCTCAATTACAACATGATGAAAAGAACCCTAATGATTGTGCAACCGAACCACACAGCATTACACATATAACTGATGCATTAAGATATTTTTGCGTATCACAAACTCAACCAACAAAAATAGAAAAATCAATTTTTAAAGAATTTGGATTTGAAGAAGAAAAAAGTAAATATGACTATGGCGAAAGCCTAGTTGTTGTATAGGAGGAAAATATGAAAAAGAAAGTATTAAGAAGATTAAGAAGTGAATTGCTTGAAGAGACAACAAAAGATGTATTACCTAAAGCTAAAAAGAAAAAAGGTGGTAAATAATGGAAATAGCACTAATTATAATATTTGGTGTTTTTATTTTGCTTGCATTTATTCTTGGATTAAAGTATGGCCAAAAAATAGCCAACAAAGAGGAAATAACATTTCCTAGTGTAAATGTTCCAATATCAGAAAAAAGCAAACAAGAAGAAGAAAAACCCAATAAAGATATCGAAACGCTGTTGCAAGTAATGGAAAATGTAGAAGCATATGATGGAACATCGAAAAATCAAAAGAAAATAGAGGGCGGTGTATAAAATGAATGAGGAACGACAAATAACATCAATTTGGGATTTATATGAAAAAGGTCAGAATTTTAATTCAACTAAAGGATTATTTACTGATACTGATAGAAATTATAGGTTTTATAATGAAAATCAATGGGAAGGTCTTGAAAGTGGACCAATAGAACCCGTAGTATTTAATATAATTAAACCTATAGTTAAATATAAAGTAGGAACTATTAATTTAAATGAATTTGCTATCAATTATTCTAGTGAAAATTTTGATGACCCGACTTTTCAAATGGAAGCGGAAAAAATATGCGATAAATTAAATAGATATGCTGCTATTATTTGGGAAAAAAGTAATATGGCAACATTGCTTAGGAAAGTATCAAAAAGAGCATGTATAAACTCAGAGGGAATAGTATATGTAAATGTGGATGAAAACAATAATCCTGAATGTGAAATATTAAAGAAAAATAATGTTTATTATGGAAATGAAAATGATGAAGATATCCAACAACAACCATATATTATTATTTCTAAAAGGGTACCACTTAAGCAAGCAATAGAATTGGCAAAATTAAATGGTATAAGTGAAAAGGAAATACAAAATATTATGCCTGATAGTAATGTTAAATATGAATCAGGAGATAATGCAAAAACTGAAGTTGATGATAAAGTAACAATATTAACAAAATTGTGGAAAGAAAATGGTATTGTATATGTTTCTAAATCAACAAAATTTGTTGATATTGTAAAAGCTAAATCTACTGAAATGAAATATTATCCGTTAGCGCATATTGTATGGGAAAGTGTTGAAGGAAGTGCGAGAGGACAAGGAGAAGTAAAATATATTATTCCTAATCAAATAGAAATAAATAAAACATTAATGCGAATAGCGTTAGCAACCAAACTAGGAACATACCCAATTAAAGTTGTGGCGGTAGATAAAGTATTAAATCCAAGTGTTCTTGATAAAGTGGGTGCAACTATTAAACTACAAGGTGCAACTGTTGATGATGTAAAAAAATATGTTGGATATATTCAACCTGCACCATTAAGTACATCAAGTGATAATTTGTTAACAAGTTTAATAAGTACTACAAGAGAATTAGCAGGAGCTGGCGATGTTGCTACAGGAGATATTAACCCCGAACAAGCATCAGGCAGATCGATTTTGGCAGTACAGCAGGCTTCACAATTGCCTTTAACAGAACAATCAACAGCATTAAAACAATTGTGTGAAGACATAGCAAGAATTTTCTTTGATATATGGCAAACATATAACAAAGATGGCATGACTTTATATGATGAAAAACCAATTGAAGTTGAAGAAAATGGAATAAAGGAAAAGAAAATGGAAAAAGTGCCATACAAAGTATCAAGTGATGTTTTAAATAAATTAAGAGTATGTGTAAAAATAGATATTACACCAAAATCAGCATATGACAAACTTGCACTAGAACAAAGTTTAGAAAACTTATTAAACAATCAATATATCAATTTCAAGGAATATGTTAATGCTTTACCATTTGATTCATCAATGCCTAAATCTATTTTAGAAAGGATACTTCATAATAGAGAGGTAGAACAACAAAAAATAAATCAAATAGAACAAGAAGGAAACAATATTCAGAATAAATTAACTCATTATTTAAATCAAAACGAACAAATAAATGATTTAGATATGGAAGCAGAGCAAATAGTAAATCAAGTCCAGTAGGGCTTTTTTTAATGTCAGACAATTAGACAATAAACAGTTGGGTTGTGAAACAAACACATAGAAAATAGGGAGGAAAAATAATGGAAAATGAAAACCTAGTAACTGAAGAAGTTGCGGAAGATGTTGTTGACACATCAACAGAAGAAAATGTGGAAGGTACTTTAACCGATACCGCTGAATCAAAGAACGAAGAAAATGATGAAGAAAAGGTTAAAACTTATACTAAAGAAGAAATGGAAGAAATAGTACAAAAAAGACTTGTTAGACAACAAAATAAGTTAGAAAAAGACTATAACAAAAAACTTCAAAGGTATAAAAGAACAGAAGAAATTTTAAACGCTGGTTTAGGTACAACTGATATTGAAGATGCTAATGCTAAATTAACTAGTTATTATGAGGGAGAAGGAATACATATTCCTGATGAAAAACCACAAGGTTTAACTCAAAGGCAAATCGAAATATTGGCTAACGCTGAAGCGGATGAAATTATAACTGCAGGTGATGAGGAAGAAGAATTAAATAGACTTCTTAAACTAGATATCAAGGATATGACACCTACAGACAAAATAATCTATAAACGATTATACGAAAAAGTGTCCGATAATAGTAGAAAAGAAGAACTTGTAAAATCAGGTATTGACTTATCTATTTTGGATGATAAAGACTTTCAAAGTTTTGAAAAAAAATTCAGTAAGGACACCAAATTAAGTGATGTAGTGGAATTATATAAAAAAATAAATCCTACTGCAACACCATATAAAATTGGCTCAATGAAGTCAGTAGGAGAAGAAAAATCAAAAGATTTTTATACCCCTGAAGAAGTACAAAATTTAACTCAAGAAGAATGGGATAAACCAGGAATATGGGAAAAAGTTTTGGCTTCACAAGCAAAATGGAAATAAGAAAGGAATGATTAAATATGAACGATGCAAGACAAATAATTTGGCATCAAGGGTACGAGAAAGCCCTTAAAACAATTACCTCTTTAAGAAATCATAGTGATTTAAAATATCAAAAAGACACAAATAATGCAAGAAAGGTAATAATCTTAAATGCTGATAAACCTTTAACAAGAAAATACATTCCAGGAGTATCTATTAAAAGAGATGCTGCTAGTGTAACAAAACAAGAATTTGAAATGGACCAAATGTTTTATTTCAATGTTGGTATTGACCATGTTGATAAAGCACAAACAGTACCTGGAGCATTAGAAGCTATTTGTCAAGAAGGTGCAGAAGCATTAAGTGAACAAGGCGATATGTATGTTGCAACACTTGTTAAAAATGGTGTTGATGCTGGTAATGTTGCTGTTATTGATGGAACAAGTGTAACTAAATCAAACGCTATTGATAAATTAGAAGAAGGTTTAGTAAAACTTTATCAAAATAATGTAACTCAAGCAACAGAATTATATTCTGAAAACGACCCAACATATTTCAGTAAAATAAGATTAAATTTAACTGAGTTATATACTAACAATGTTGAAATGGCAAAGAAAGGTATTATTGGTAAATATGGTAATGCTTTAATTACTATTGAAAACCTTTTACCAAAACTTGATCCAACATATAAAGCGACTACTGATACTGATATTGTTGAAGGAAAGACATATTTTACAAGAAGTGGAGAATCAACAGCTTATGTTTATACAGAAGTAACAACTCCTGTAAAATCAAGCTTAAATTCTTATTATGAAATTTCTGGATATGGTAAAGTTCTAAACTTCTTAAGAACTAAGAAAGCAGTTGCGTTCTGTGAACAAATTGAAAAAGTAGTTAACTACGAAGTTCAAGATGGATTCGAAACTGCACAAAAAGGTCTTTATGTATTTGGTGGAATACTAGTAAGACCAAAAGAAATTGTTTGTATTAAAACAAGTCTTTAATTAGAGAGAGAAAATCTCTCTTTTTTCGTGTTTAAAGTATTATGTTAGTGCAATTCTAACAAACACGACCGATAAGAAAGGAAATAACATTATGGAAAAGAAAGTAGAATATTACACAATAAGACCAAGTTTAAAACAATATTTTGGAAGAAAGGTAAACAAATCATTAAAATTTGATGAAACAACTGAGGATGGAAAGGTACATCAGGTTTTAGATAATTTAATATTAACGACAACGATAAAAGAAGAAAGAAAAATGAAAATGTTAATAAATGGTGCAGAACAAGAAATAGTAACCCAAGAAGAGGGAACAATAGTGCAAAAATTGCATACAGGATTAATTCTTATATGGGATGAAAAACAAGGATATGTAATTCCTCCATATCAAATGGCTACACTAGATGAAATACAAGAAGATTTAACAGCTATGAAGGAAGCTTATAGGAGTGATGTATAATGACTTTACAAGAAGTTTTAAAAAAAGTATTAACACTAATTGAAGAGTATGACAAAACAAATGAAACTAATTTTACAAACGACCCTGATATAGAGAATAAAATAAGGGAATGTATAGATAATATACAAGTAGAATTAGCCACAATAAAAAGAATAAAAGCTGTAGAAGAATTTGATACAAGTGAAACAAATGAAATGGATATTCCTGATGATTTATATAAGATTGATAAGGTAAAAGAATGTGATTTCGAGGTGTTAGGCAATACAATTGTTTTTGATGAAAATTATAAAGGGATTGTACACGTTTATTACGATAAATACCCTGATAAAATAAACGATAATACTGCGTTAACAAAAAAATTAGAAATATCAAGAGATGCTATTGATTGTTTGGTATATGGTGTAGCAAGTGATGTATTAAAGTCTGACGTTAGTGCCAATTATAGTGTTTATGAATATAAATATCAAGAATTAAAACAAAAATTGAATAATCAAATTACAAATGGGATTATATGGGTAGAATAGGAGTGATTGTATGTCATTACCAACAATGGATGTAGAAACAAAATCGAGAGTTTATCAAACATTTTCCGGAGTAGATTTTTCTAGTGAGGAAGTAAAAACTTACAGAAGTCCTGACTCTGTTAATATGTGGAAAGACTATAACAATGAAACAGGAAAGGGAATAGAAACTAGACCAGGAATGACACTTTTGGGACAATTTCCTTTACAAATAAATGGTTTATTCTTTTATAAAGTACAAGATAGTTTAAATGTATTAGTTCATAGTGGTACAAAATTGTTAAGGTGGAATAATTATCCTGATAAACCGGTTCAAACGACTGAATTATTTAGTAGTATGAATCCAGCCAAAAGCCAAGCCTTTGTATGTAACAATATATTGTTTATTAAAGATGGTATCAACTATTTGGAATATGATGGAATAAATGCAAAAAGTGTTGAAGGGACAATACCAACAACAATACACTTGAGTACTCCAAGTGGAGCAGGAACAAAATTCCAAGATGTTAATTTATTAACTTCAAAAAGAAAAAACATGTTTGTAGGAGATGGAAAAACACTTGAGTATACGTTAGATTCACAAAATATAGATAACTCCAATGTGGTATGTGAAGTAGATGGAGAAACACTTGTTGAAAATATTGGGTTTAATGTTGATAGAGTGAATGGAAAAGTAATATTTAATGTGGCACCATCAAAAGCTGATGGAACAGACAATGTAGTAATAACATTTTCTAAAACAATATCAGGGGATGCTGACAAGATTAAAAAATGTACTATATTAAGTACATTTGATAATAGAGTGTTTTTTAGTGGTAATCAAGATTATCCAAATGTTTTGTTTCATAGTGAATTAAACGACCCAAGGTATGTTTCTAAATTTTATAATGAAGGTAATGATTTCGCTAAAATTAAAGCATTAATACCTGGTAACAATAGCATATGGGCAATAAAAGAACAAAGCCAAGATAGTGCTAGTGCATTTTATCATGAACCAACTAATGATTACGATTATGGAAAGGTTTATCCATCACAACAGGCTAATATTTCAACTGGTTGTGTGTCAACAGGAATAAATTTTAAGGATGATATAGTGTTTTTGTCACAATATGGATTAGAGGCTATAAGTGGGAATATAGGAAACGAAAAAATGCTCGCTCACAGGTCAACAAATGTTGATAATAAAATGATTAATGAAACAAATTATAAACAAGCACAAATGATTGAATTTAGAGGTTATTTGCTTGTTTTAATTAATAGTAAATTATTTTTAGCAGATTCAAGACAAAGATGGCAGGGAAATGATATCGAATATGAATGGTATTATTGGGAATTGCCTGAGAACATAAATTTTATGAAAGAATATGATAATGAATTGTATTTAGGAAATTCAAATGGAAATATTTACAAATTATTAGGAACAACGGATAATGGAGTTCCAATACACAGCAAGTGGTCTACACCAAGTGATTCATTCGGGTATGAAGCGTATAGAAAAACTACTAATAAAAGAGGATGTATTGCTAATATAATGAAAAAAAATAGCAATATTAAAGTTGAAGTAGCGATAGATGGTGGACTTCCTGAAATTGTAGATACATATAGTGATGAAAAAGGTTACATTGTGTGTAGAATAAAAAAGAAAAAGTGGAAAAGAATACAATTGATATTCAGTTCAAATGAACAATTTGGACTTTTTTTATGTACTTTAGAAGTATTTATAGGTGGATACATAAAAAGATAGGAGGAAAGTATGTTATACGAAGAAGATGATAGAGTAAAGCAAAATGAATTAGAAAAAAATCAAAGATTAAACCAGTACAATGATATTTATGACAAGTTAATTAGTGATAATAAAGATATAACTAAACAAAATGAGGCTTATTTAGATGACTATTTGCAAAAAAATACTGATTTGGCTAATAGGACTACGGATTATAAAGTTGATTTATTAAATCAACAACAAAAACAGGTTGAAAAATCGTATCAAAATGAAACTAAACAAATAAATGCTGATTATAAAAAATCAATAAATCCTTATGGATATGATGCTGAGGCGATGGCATCAAGTGGATTATTAAATAGTAGTTATGCAGAATCAGTGAATGTTAATAAATATGCAAAAACTCAACAAAATTTAGCATCAACAAGAGCAAATTTTGAAAAACAATTTCAAGATTTTGAAAATCAAAAATCAAAAGCAAGATTGGAAAATGATTCTACTATTGCGCAATATAGTTTGGAAGTATTAAAACAAAAATTAGATGCACAATTACAAGAATTTCAATATAATAGTGATTTAACTTTAAATAAATTATCTAACGAACAAAATATTGACAATGATTATTATTCAAGATATATGGATATTGTTAATCAAATCAACTATGAAAAACAACAACAAGAAAGTAAAAGACAATATGATGAACAAATGAAATATCAAAAAGAACAAGATAGGGTATCAAATGCACTAAAAGAAAAATATTATCAATTACAAAAAAGATATAGTTAGGAGGACATATGAATAACGAAGAATTGTTAAATAAACAAAAAGATGAAGCTTATGATAAAGCCTCAAAGATATATAATCAATTGGTTAATGAAAGTGGACAACTAACAACTAATCAAACAAATCAAATAAATGATTTTATAGATAGTAATACAAATAGAATTAACAAAAATGTTAATAACAATATATCTAATTTAGAAAATGCTAATAAATTGGCTCAAGAAAGACATGATAAAGACCTTGCCATGGCACAAAATGATTATGAGAAATACATTTCGGCACCAATAAGTGAAAACGCACGTGTAACAGCGCAAAATGCATTAAGAAATAGACAATTAACTACAAACGAAAGTAAGCAGGCAATTTATCAAGAATATTTAAATGCATCAAAAGAAGCCAAGTTAACAGGAGACTCTACTATAGCACAACTTGCGTTGGAAGCCATGAAAACAAAACTAAATTTAAATAGTAGTATGGTTAAATATAATCAAAATTTAGCATTAAATCAAATGGATAATGACAAAAGTTTGTCAAATGATTACTGGAATAGGTCACAAAATATAAGAAATGCATTAAATGATATAAATAAATTGGAAGAAAATAAAAGGCAATTTAATGAAACATTATCTTATCAAAAAGAACAAGATAAGATCAAAAACAATTTAGCAGAAAAAGAATATCAATTAGATTTAAATAAAATTAAAAAAAGTTATTATAAATCTTCAGTTAAGGGAGGAAACAATAGCAATTTAACTAATACATCTAAGCCAATTCAAACATCATCAAAATCTTCGGGACCAAAAACTTATGTTACAAATTATACACCATTAGGATTATCCAATGCAGGAAAAAAGGCTTTTGATACTTTATCAACAATGGTTATGATAAATGGAAATGTTACATTAGAACAAATAGAGAAACAAATAAAAAAATTACCAAAAGATCAGCAAGGAATAATTGCATCTGCATTTAAAGGAACAATAGGCAATGATTTTGATAAAATTACCAAATATACCGCAAAAGGAGTTGTAAGATAATGTCCGCATTAGATGATTTAAGAAAAAAGTATAATTTAGAAAGTGAAGAATATTATAATGCATTATCTAAACACTTAGAAGACCAAAAATATAATAAAAAAACAGAAGCCAAAAATTATGCTAATCAATATAAAAAAGAAAAAAACATACTTAATCAATATCAAAACACGATGCAACAAGAACAACGCAAATTGGGAATAAAATCAGCTAATGAACTTATCCAAGAAAGTTGGCAAGAGAAAACTAAATTGCCAGTTAAAACACTCGATGAAATTGTTAATATTCCTACAAAAAATGATTTTGAAAAATTTAAAGATAATCAAAATAAAATTGATAGTTATAACAATAGCAATACAAAAAAAGAATATGATGAATTGCAAAATCAAAATAAATATACTAGATATATGAAGGATTTGTCAGAGATAGATTTAGAAAACACAACATTCTCAGATAAAATAAATATAATAAACCAATTTTTAGCAGGTTTAGAAGGTGCTACTTCTATAGGAGACTATAAAGATGAAAACGGAAATTTAATTAAATTACCAAGTAGAAGTCAATTAAAAGCACAAAAAACATCACAGGATTCAGAATTTATATTTAAAGCAATACAAAGTGCTGCTAATTCGTTAGGAGCAATGACACCTGCTATGATAGCAGGATTAACTGGTATACCTGGTTTATCAGAAGCCGTTACATATGCCACAACATTAAATTCTGCATATAATGAAAAAGTATTAGAAGGGTATTCAAAAGAACAGGCTAGAAATTACGGATTAATAAATGCAGGCTTGGAAACATTTTTAGGTAAGGTTTTAGGTGGTACATCAAAAATTTTAACAGGAAAAGAAAGTGTATTGAGTAATTCACTTGGAAAATTAACTGATAAATTGTTCAATAATAAGGGATTAAGTTATTTTATATCACATTTAACCAGTGAAGAAATTGAAGAAAATTTACAAACAATATTGGACCCGATTAATGAATATATTACTTTAGGTAAATATGATACAATTGGAGAAGCTCTTTCAAATATTAGTGGAGAAGATATAGCGTTGACTGCGCTATCTACTCTAATTACAATTGGAGTAACAGAAGGACCGACAGCCATAACAAAAAGTAGAATAGACAAAATCAATAAGCAATATAATACTGATATAAAATTAAAAGCAAATGAAAATTCCCTTGCAGAGATAGTGTTAAATAACAAGAAAGAAGAAAAAAACACTAATGAATCCACAAGAGTAGAAGAAGCAAACAAAGAAAAAAATGTTAATATATCTAACACAGTTAATGAAATACAACAACAAGTTGAAGAAATAGCAACAGGATTAAGTAGCGAAACAATAACTAATTCGGTTGCACAAGAACAATTAATTGAATTGCAAAATGGATTGACTGTATTACAAAGATATAATGAACAACAATCAAACGCATTAACAACTGAAACACTTGATAGACAAAATCAAGAAATATCAATTTTATCTAGTCAAATTAATGAATTACAACAAGCAATGGGAATTAATCAATCTCCTCAATTACAGCAAATAGAAGATAAAACAGCATTTTCTATGCCCATAAATAAGATAGAAAAAGGTAATATATATACATCAAAGGTAAATAATCAGGAAGTTGAGTTTAATGTATTAGATGTTGCGAATGACAAGGCATTGATTGAAATAACAAAATCAACTTTACCTACCCAACAAGTTGGTTCAAAAGTAACTACAAGTTTAAATAGCCCATTAATACAAAATGTAGTTCAACCAATAGATTATATAAACAATGTTAAATATACTCCTGAAATACAAAAAAGTATTAATGAGTTAGTATCAACTGCTAATACTTATTTAAATAAAACCCCAAAGGCAAATGATATAGTAAAATTACTTCAAAAAATAATTGTAGATAAAGGTTATTCCGTAAGATTTAACCCTAATATTACAAATGAACAAGGGGTAGCAGTTAATGGTTTGATAAGAAAAGAAAATGGAACAACAACAATAGAATTAAACCCCAATGCTGATAATTATGTAGAATTCTTAATAGTACATGAAATAACACATGATATAGCAACAGAAGAAATGAAAGAATTAATACTTGATTATGCTAAACAAGACCCTAATTTTAATAATGCATTAGAAAGTTTAAAAGAAAAGTACAACACAGATGATGTAACAGATGAAGTAGTAGCAGATGTCTGCGCTGAATTATTTGGAAACAAGGAATTTATACAGTCTGTAGCTGAAAAGAAACCTAGTTTATTCAAAAAAATATTAAATAACATTAGGGAGTTAGCTAAAAGAATTAAAGGTCTTAGTGCTAATGAATATGTAAGTTTTGTCGAAAAACTAAAGGTTATGTGGGAAGATGCTTATTATAGTAATATAAGTAATCTTAAAGATAAAATGTATAGTATTCAGCAAGATAGTAAAGGTAATAAATATGTTGAAGTTGATACAAATCAAGATATATTTGAGGGCAAAAGTATATCAGAACAAGTTAAAATAGCAAAGCAATATATTTTGGATAATTTTAGAAAAAATGGTATTGATATAAATAATGAAAATATCAAAGTTACTTCAAAAACAGCAAATGAATATACTCATCCTAAAAATCAATTACCAACTACTACCAAAAGTTCAAAAATGAAAGCATCTACTGAATTGGATAATCTATTATTAATATCTAATTACAAATATAGTAAACCTGATGATGGCAGACATCCATTTGCCAAAGATGGCTGGGATTATTATGAAACAACATTTAAAGTTGGTGATAATTTATTTAATGGGTTAGTAAATATTGCAAAAAGTGAAAATAAAAAAACGTTATATGATATAACAAACATAAAAAGAATTGACCAAAATCGTAGTACATCAGCTAATGCTTTCACCACATCGTTGGTCAATTCCGTTGTAAATAATATACCACAATCAAACAGCAATGTCAATAGTGATACATCATCTACTACTAAATATTCTATTCCAATAAATAAAAATAATACACAAATAAAAGGTCTAGACTATGCTATCGACCATTTAAATCGCAGTATAGAATTAGATAATGAAATAGCAAAAGATAAAAAAGAAGAATTAAATGAAAAAATAAAAAGATGGTACGACAGAGAACTAGAGTTCTATAAAGAGGCTGTTAATGATGGTGATATACCTGAAGAAAATTTAAAAGATTTTTTAGAACATTTTGAAAATGGAAATAATATACCATATTATGAAGTCGAATCTTGGCAACAATTGTATAATGATGGTGTTGAACCATTTGAAGGATTTGATGCTCTTGTAAAAGAAATAGAAGAATTAGAACAGTCTAAAGATGATAATTCTAATCAAAATAAAATATTATCTGCATTAAATGAAACTATTGATTATCTGTCAAAATATTTTCCAAAAGATAAAATAGAAGTAGATCATTCTACTCAGTCTAATAGTGTCTATGTAAAAGTACGAGGAAACGAAGATACATATACACTAAGGATATCAGACCATCATACTCCACATTATAGTTATCAAGGACAATGGCATGATATAAATAACACTTGGGAACATAGAATTGTTGATGATTATGATAAAAAAGCATCTCAGTCATTAAAAGATGATTTAAAAGAATTTTTAGATATAATAAAAGAGGAGGAAGGTGGATTATTACAATTTTCTCAAAACACTAAAGAATGGAATGAATATTTAAAAGAAAATTTCCCATCTTCAGGCACAAAAACAAAAATGTCTGAAATAAAGGCTCCTATTAGAGAAGATATAAAGAAAAATGAAATTAACAAAGAAACATCTATAAAAAATACTGAAGAATTAGCACAAATATTAAAAGAAAGACCTATAACTTTACAAGAAAAAGATAATTGGTTAAGAAAACTTGCTACAATAAAATTTATTGATAAAGGATATTACGTTGATAAATTAGCACGACAAACTAAAAATAAAGAGTTAAGTTCAAAATACGATTATTCATTACTTGCAAATGGAATCGCTAATCAAATAATTGGCAATGGCAGATATGATGAAAATGGTAAAAAAATAGGTAAAGGATTGTTTGAAATATTTGAGCCTATTGAAAATAGCGGATTATTAGATAAGTTTAGTGAATATATTTATCACAAACATAACATTGATAGAATGAGTCTGACAAATAGATTTTCAGAAGAAAATAAAGCTATATTTGGTAATAGTGTTACAGAGGACATATCAAAAGAAAAAGTAAAAGAATTAGAATTACAATACCCTGAATTTGAAACTTGGGCGGAAGATATATATTCATATAATAAAGCTAATTTAGAATATTTAGAAAAGTATGGCGTTTTATCAAAAGAAAGCGTTGACTATTATAATAAAAAATATCCTCATTATGTTCCTACAATAAGAGATACTACAAAAACAAAAACACAAATAGATATGTTGGTTGGCAAAAAAGCAAGAATTAATACTCCAATAAAAAAGGCAAAAGGGGGAAATCAAGACATTATTCCTTTAAAAGAAGCAATGGCTTTAAGAACAATGCAAACTATTAATTCTGCGTTAAAGAACAATTTTGGATTAGAATTAATGAATACAATTGAAACAGAAGTTATTAAAACAAAACAAGATATTGAAAGTGTTGTTGAAGAGGTTGGTTTTGAAGACTTATTAAGTGAGAAATCAAAAGATAATCCCGCTACATTAACTATATTTGAAAATGGAGAAAAAGTTACATTTGCAATTCCTGATGAAATTTACGAGGCATTAAAACCTAGCAATATTCATACTTTTAAATCTTTAAATAAATTAAATAATATTAGAAGAGGGTTATTAACTGAATACAATCCAACTTTTATGATAACAAATCCTTTAAAAGATATTCAAGATGGAAGTATAAATAGCAAACATCCAAAGCAATTTGCTAAAAATTTAATCGAAGCTGTTAAGCAAATAAAAAATAACGGACAATATAAAAAATTGTATATTGCAAATGGTGGAGCATATGAGACATATTTTAACTATAATACCGGAACTAATATAGCACCAAGTAAATTAGATAAAATAATACCATTAAAAAAAATTAGCGAAGCAAACGAAATTATAGAAATGACACCAAGATTAGCAGAATTTATTTCTTCAATTGAAGCAGGGGAAAGTATAGAAACAGCAATGTATAACGCTGCTGAAATAACGACCAATTTTAAAAGAGGTGGAGACTTTGTAAAAACACTTGATAGAAATGGTGTTACTTTTTTAAATGCAGGGGTTCAAGGAATGGTAAAACAAGTAAGAAACATACAAGAAGCCAAAGTACAAGGAATAAGAGGAGTAGCTAAATTGATAGTTAGAAGTGCTGTTGTAGGGCTTGTGCCTACTCTTATAATGGGAATGATATGGGATGATGATGATGATTATAACGAATTGTCAGATTATATAAAAAATAATTATTATATTATAGGAAAATATGATAATGGTAAATTTATAAAAATACCAAAAGGAAGAATTCTTAGTATTTTACAATCATTATTTCAAAATATGATAAATGGAATAAAAGGCGAAAAACTAGATATAGAGGGGCTAGCAAGTTTAATTGAAAATCAATTATTACCATCAGATCCTACTGAGAGTAATTTACTATCTCCTATTACACAAGCAATAAATAATAAAACTTGGTATGGTGGAGAATTAGTGCCAAAACGATTACAAAATCTTCCTGATGGAGAACAATATGACGAAACGACTGATAGCATAAGTATATGGCTAGGCAAAAAACTTAATTTGAGTCCATATAAAATTAATTATGTTTTAGATCAATATAGTGGTGCTCTAGGCGACTATATCTTACCTTATTTAACTCAAGAGGCAGAAAGTGGAAGTGATAGTATATCAGGTAAAATAATTGCTCCTATAAAGGATAAATTTACAACTGATAGCGTATTAAAAAATAAAAATGTTTCTGAATTATATGAGCTAAGTGAAAGTTATACTAAAAAAGCAAATTCAAGTAAATCAACTGATGAAGATATTATAATTAATAAGTATATAAATTCAGTAAAAAGTGAAATTAGTAAACTATATGCTGAAAAAAGAAAAATACAAAGTTCCAATTTAAAAGATAGTGAAAAATTCAATAAAGCAAGAGATATACAAAATCAAATTAATGAAAAGGCAAAAGATGTATTATCTAATTATAATGAAGTTCAAATAAAAAATAATTATGCTAGTGTAGGAAATAGACAGTATTATAAAAATAATAAAAATGAATGGCAAAAAGTAGATAATACGACATCAAAATATAAAATTGCTACTCAAATAACTAGTTATGATAAATTTTTAAATTATGATAATGAAATAAAAAAAATCAAAGAAAATTCAACTAATAAAAAAGTGGCAATTATTAATTATGTTAATTCTCTTGAATTAAGTATTCCACAAAAAGCAATGTTAATTAAAATGAATTATTCTTCGTTTGATAATTACGATGGCGAAATAAGAAAATATATAGATTCTAAAAATTTAACCAATAAAGAAAAGCAAGAATTATATAAAGATTTGAAGTTATAGGAAGTGATATAATGTATAATGATATAGCAAAAGCAGATACTATTGAAAAATTAAAACAGCAATATAAGTTGGATAGTAGCCAATTAAAACAGGCAATACAACAAGAAATAGCAAAATTAAATAAAGTTGAAAATGAACTGAATAATTATATAAAAGCAGTAACAAAAAATTTAGAGGACTTACAAAACCAAGTTGATGGAAACATAACAACTTGGTTTTTTAGTGGAACCCCAACTTTAGAAAATAAACCTGCTGAAGAATGGATTGATACAACCGAAAAGGATAAACATATAGGAGACTTATATTATGACCAGGAAACTGGTTATGCTTATAGATTTCAATTAGTAAATAGTGTTTATAGTTGGAACAAACTTACTGATAATGATGTAACTGAGGCGTTAGCTTTAGCCAATGCTGCTAAAGATACGGCAGATAGTAAAAGAAGAGTGTTTATAACTCAGCCTAGTCCTCCATATGATAATGGGGATTTTTGGATTAATAATAATGAAATTTATATATGCCAAATTGCTAAACAAAGTGGAGAATTTAACTCTAATGATTTTATTAATAGCCTAAAATATACTGATGATACAAAAGCTGAGGAAGTTGATGGCAAATTAACAATTGTAAGTAGAAAAGTAACAACAATAGAAAAAGATGTTAACAGCATCAGCCAAAAAGTGGAAGATAACAAATATTATGTTGATAGTGAAGGAAACAAACAATTAATTTCATCTGGTGTTTCTAATTTAGAACAAAATACAAAATCTATTTCTTTAAGTGTTTCTTCAATGGAAACTAATATAAGTGATTTAGAAAAGTCAATAGATTATTTTAGTGTTGATTTAGAACAAAATTCTTTGGTAATTCCTACAGATTCATTAAACAAGCCTATGGAAACAAAAGATTATTTAATAAAATATTATGGATATTATAAAGGTCAACAAATAATTCCGACATTACAAGTAATTGGAACCAATACAGGTATAAATGTAACTACAACTTCAACAGGTATAACAATATCAGTAAATAGTGAGACTGCTATTTCCAATTCGCTAAATGAATACTCTATTAAGTTTACTTATAACGAGGAGGAATTGATAAAGAAAATAAATATTTCTTTAGCTATTCAAGGACAGCAAGGAAGTAAAGGCGAACAGGGGATTCAAGGAGAAAAAGGAGAACCCGGGGAACAAGGAATTCAGGGACCAAAGGGAGAAGATGGAGTTTCTACATATTTCTATGTAAAATATTCAGCTAATTCCTCGGGAAATCCAATGACAAATATTCCTGATGAAAATACACAATATATGGGAGTGGCAAGTACAACAAGTACTACGGCACCAACTTCTTATTCTGCTTATACATGGAGTAAAATAAAAGGAAATACTGGAGATACAGGAAATCCAGGACAAGCGGGAACAAATGGCAAAACATCGTATCTTCATATTAAATATAGTGAAGATGGTAAAACGTTTACTCCAGCAGAAACAAATTATGCACTAGGAGAGAAACCATCAGCTTATATAGGGCAATATGTTGACTTTACTGAACAAGATAGTACCAACTTTGATGATTATACCTGGTATAAGTTTACCGAGAATATCGATCCGAAACTTGATAATTTGGACAACCAAATATCTAATATAAATGATAATTTAAATAACAATTATTACAAAAAAGAACAAATAAATAAATTAATTGTAGATGCAGAATCAGGCCTTACTAATATATTTACTCAAAGTGGTGGAAATAATCTTTTGCGAAACACTGCTCCTTGGTATATGAAAAGTGAAAATACTGGGGAATATTGGACAGGAAACTTGAAACAAACTAAAGAAACTGATTCAACTAGTGGATATGCTATTCTAACTCAAAATGGAACGATAAGCCAAAGTGTTTCACTTCCAACTGGTACATATTCAGTATCCTTCAAATATAAAAAATTAATTGATGCAAGTGAAGGATATGTTAGGTATAACGGGAAAACATTTAATTTAACAGAAACATCAGGCGAAATTCATTCATCAGGAGAAATTACTAATAATCAATTTGTAATAGAAATTAATTCTAACACAAATGATAGTTTTGAAATATATGATTTAATTTTAAAGCATGGCTCTGAGGGACTAGAAAACATGCTTGTATGGACACAAAATGCAAACGAAAGCAGAAGTGATACAGTCCAAATTAGTGAAGGAATTACAACTACATCAAGTATCACAGACACCAAAGCAACAATGGATAGCGCAGGTTTTATAGTAAGAAATAAAACGACTGGGACTGCGGTTATGGAAGCAACTAAAACTGGTGGTAAATTCTTGGATTTAACATCAACTGGGAAATCAAATTTAAGTGGTTTACTAGTACAAAAAGTAGGCTCAAAAATATGTATAAATGGGGAGAGCGGTAGTTAATGGCAAAGATAAGTTTAACAAAATATTTTCCTCCAACAACAACGAGTGTGTTGGAAATAAATGAAATAGGAAGAGAAAGCGATAAAGTACAATTTGGCTTGAGTTTTAAAACTAATTTAGGCAGTTCTCAATCGTGGGTAGGAACTGGAATTACGTATAATGCAACTTTAAAAGTAAGTGGCACAGGAATTGAAACTCAAACAAAAACAGTCCAGTTGAAAGCAAGTACTGAAGTCTGGCAAGGAACAGCAACGCATACTTTAGATAAATTGTCATGGAATGTTAATGTTCCAAGCAGTGCTAATTCAGTCCGTATAGACGTTACTTATAAATATAGTGATGATGCAACCACAATGAGTGGGTCAACTGAAATTACTTTAACAAAATTATTAAATGTGTTAAATCCATTTAGCAACAATGAAAGTCTTGATTTAGAACAAACACAAACACTTTCAATTACACAATATGATAGCACTTTTACAAGTAATTTAGAGTTAATAGTTAAAAATAATCAAAATCAAAATGTAACAATAGCAAATTTTGAAAATGTAGAAGATGGGCAACAAATTTCGCTTAATGAAACGCAATTAAACGCTTTATTTAATGCAACTAGCAATCAGCAAAAATATCAAATGTTTTGGTTGCTATATACTTTAAATAATGGCACTTCAATAGGAAATACAACAACACAAAGTGTAGGAATTATAAATAATGCAAATCCAATATTTACTGATTTTGATTTTGCTGATATAAACCCAATAACAATAGCAGTTACATCAAATAATCAATCGATTGTTGGTGGTGTTTCAACACTACAAATCACAATTCCAACAACAAAAAAAGCCACTGCATTAAAAGGAGCATCCATTGTTTCCTATATAATTAGTGACAAAGCAATTGATTACAGCACTAGTGAAATCACAAAAACAATACCAAGATATAATTCATCAAAAATAATTGTAAGTGCAGTTGATACAAGAGGAAACACAACAACAGTTCAAAAAACAATAACTGACTTTATTGTGTATAGCCCAATTACAATTAATCAAACAAGTGCAACTATATCAAGAACAAACAATATTGATGAAGAAACAAAAATCTCATTTGAGGGAACTTTTTGGAATAGCAATTTTGGAAAGGCAGATAATTCTTTAAGCGTTGCTTATAAATATCGATTAAAAGGTTCAAGTAATGCTTATACAACAGGAGTTACAACAATTACACCGACAATTAGCAACAATTCATTTAGTGTAACAAATAAAGCAATTCTAGGAGATACCAATAGCGGATTTGATGTTAGCAAATCTTATGAAATTATAGTTGAAGTTAGTGATAAACTATCTGTTAACGAAATTGACTATACGCTTAATCCAGGGAAAAACGCTATTGAAATTGTTGGAAATGAAGTAACGAAAATAAATGATATTCCTTTTGAAGAAATTATATCAAAAGGAGAAAGCATACTTGGAGAAATTTTATTTGAAAACGAAACGGGAGTTGGAACGAATATAACTTTAGCAAAAAATGCTGACAATTACAGTTATTTAGAAATTTTTTATAAGGATAATGATGGCGTAAGTAATTCAACTAAAGTTTATTCGCCAAATAGTAAAAAAGTATCACTTCATATAACAAATTTAAATAACACAGGTAAGGCTACGTATATCAAGTCAGCGCAAGCGACAATAAACGGTACAACAATTACATTTGTTACAAACGGGTTTGGCTTCAACGGGGAAGTATCTTTTGTATCCCCTTCTACTGTTAATACACCAAAATCAAATCCGAAAATTTATATAACTAGAGTAGTTGGTTATAAATTAAGCGTATTTCCGAATGAAACACAACCAAAGGAGACAGATTATGTTATTGAAAGTGGTAGTAATAGTCAATGGAGTTGGCAAAAATGGAATTCAGGTATTGCAGAATGTTGGGGCAATTTTACTGCTAGTGGAACGAATAAAGTATGGGTAAGTCCAATGTATTTATTAAATGGAGCATATATTGGCCCTATAAACTATCCTATTACATTTATCGAAAAACCAATTGAAACAGCAAATGTCATTTATTGCAAAAATGCATGTTGGTTATACAAGGATAGCGACAATGCAAATGATAATCAAGTTTCAACAACGCATTCAGGTCAATATGTACCTGTAAAAGTAAATCCGTTCAATAACGGCACATTATCAGTGACAGCCTCAATACATGTAAAAGGAAAATGGAAATAGAAAGGGAAAAGAAATGGAAAAAATAATATTATCGTTAGGACAATTAATAACAGCAATTTCAATAATAATCGTTGCTGTAAATAAAATATTCAAAGCTAAACTAGACCCTATTAATAGGTCAATTGAAAAATTAGATGAAAATCAGTGTAAAAATTTTTTGGTTACATTTTTAAAAGCACTAGAAAAAGGCGAAGCAATGGATGAAGCAGAAGTAAAGCGTGCTTATGAAGTTTACGACCACTATAAAAATGATTTACATAAAAACAGCTATATTCATGATAAATGGGAAAAATTAATGAAGTAGGAGGAAAAAAATTATGTTTAAAATAGAAAATAAAACTATAAAAATTAATAGAGGAGATATTGGGACAATAACACTTACAATACCAGATCATATATTTCAAAAAGGCGATGTGATAACTTTAGGCGTTTATACAAAAAAAGGACTTCAAAAGGAATCTAAATTGCTTAAAAATGTTGTAGTAGAAGAAGCAACGACATCAGTTGATATTCCACTAACAAAGGAAGATACAACAATTGATGAAATACAAAATAAGCCTATTACTTATTGGTATGAAATACAATTAAATCACGAACAAACAGTTGTAGGATATGATGATGAAAGTACAGCAGACTTCATTCTTTATCCTGAAGGAAGTGATATTAAATGATAGAAGTAAAAGAAACAATAGTTGGAGAAATATCTTCTAATCAAAATTTACGTGGAGAACTTTTACCAAGAGGTCCTAAAGTAGATAAGGGTGAAAAGGGAGATAAGGGCGATAAAGGAGATACTGGAGCAAAAGGTGCCGATGGTAAAGATGGTGCAATACAATATGAAGCAGGAGAGAATATTACAATAGAAGGCAATGTAATTAGTGCAACAGGTGGTGGTGGAGGATTACCAGTAATATATATTGGAAGTGATAATAGTAATTCTAACCCATTTGTTATAGACCTTGACACATTACAAAATGGAACTGTAATTGTTTTGGATAAATCATTAAATAATTTTTTTATAACAATGAAAGGAACAAACTATGTACAAAATTTGGCGGTAAATGATGTAAGAGTTTATATGTTTACAAATGTTTATTCAACTACTCCTACTGATTATTCAAAATTTGCACCATTGCGATTAGTTCAATTAGATAGCAGAGCTATTGCACTTAATTCAATGGTAACTTATATGACATTTGGTTTTTTTGCATTTTATGTAAGTGGTACAGTTTTATTGTATGACGCATATTATTTGTACTCAAATGATATAGTAACTAACAATAAAAGTAGTGAGATATCAGCAGTAATGACATTTATGGCATTACCAAAATCAGGTGTAACACCAACGGAAGCAGACCAATTTACAAGAAAAGGTTATGTAGATGCTTTGCCAACTACATATTCAGGCTATGACGCTACAAAAACTCAAGTATTAAAAAATATAAATGGAACTCTTACATGGCAAGATGAATAAAGAAAGGAAATAAAATTATGGGATTAATAAAAAATGATGGATACAATTTAAAAGGAGTAAATATAACTCCTGCATATGCTAAAATAACTAAACTATTTGTAGATGATACAATAGCAAGAGCATATTTTGGCATTAGTAATTCTAGGGAAAACCTAGAAGCAAATACTCCTATTGATGAGATATATTATGAATGTGAAATCAATAGAGAAAATGATGAAGTTTTTAAAGATGTTTATACAAAAGCAAAACAAGATATTTTCACAGGATGGCAAGATGACATTGTAAGGAAGTGATTTTATGTTAGATTTTAATTTAATAAAAAATATATTAATAGTAGCAATAGGTAGTTCAATAATTACTACTGCAGTGGTACAAAAAATAAAAGAAAGCTTAAATAGTAAAAAGTACTTATGGTTAATTTCTTTAGGAGTATCAATGGCAATAGGCACTCTTTTTGCCATATGTTTTAGTGATTTATCAATAGTTAATTCTTTATGGGTAGGTCTAATAAGTTGGATAGGAGCAGATGCAATTTATAAATCATTTGAAGATAAAATATTTAAACCTTTTTCAAAAATGCAAGAAGTAGTCGAAATTCCTAAAGACCAAATAAAAACATTGGAGGAATTGAAAGATGAAGTACAATAAGTTGCCTTTAAAAAAACTAGGTATTACAAGTACTTGGGAAGAACATATAAGCAGAGGTACAAGAGGTCAGGATTTTGGTTGGTTTGATTATCAAGGAGAACCTATTTATGCAATGAATGATGGTATTGTTATGGATATAGGTAAAAACTCTAGTGCTGGAAATTATATTTGGATTAAACACGAATTTGCTAATAATGATATGTGGAGCAGATATCTTCATATTAAAGATGGTGGCGTAAAAGTTAAAATAGGACAAAAGGTTACAAGAGGACAAGAAATAGCTATAATGGGAAATACTGGAAATTCAACAGGAACACATTTGCATTTTGAAACATGGGTTGTTCCTAAAGGCTGGAAATTTAATTTTAATGATAGAACAAAATATTCTGAGCCGTCTACTGATAATGCATTTGCATTTGATGACCAATATATCGGAACAAGTTCTAATAATAAAGTAATTACAAGAGTTATTGGTACTTCTAAGCAAGCAAAAAGAGATACTACTAAAAATCAAATAGAAGTAGTAGGAGAGTTCTTAAGAGCAAGAAAAGGAGCAGGAACTAATCAGACTATACTTGGTTATATAGATTTTGGTATATATGATTATATTGAAACAAAAACTTCAAATAATTATACTTGGTATAACTTAGGTTTTTGTTGGATAGCAGGAACAAAAGAAGATACTAAAATCTATCCTAAAGAAAATTCTGAAGATGACAAAGACAAAAAAATTGCAGAATTAGAAGAACAAGTTAAAAAACTTGACACCGAATTATTGACCCAAAAAACGCTCGTAGAGAAACAAAAGGAAGAAATAGACCAATTAAACGAAAAATTATCTAATTACGCAAATTTAAAAGAACATAATGTAGATAAGACAGAATATATAAAATTAATAAACGGAGACAGAATATATTTCTAGTCTCCGTTTTTTGTTACATAAACAATTTCAATCAGCAACTTAATTATAACTAATGAAAAAATATTTGTTAATATTATTTATAATTTTTTTTAAATATTGATAAAAAGTCTAATTCAGGGTAATGTTCTTCAAAAGCAGTTTGTCCGATTTCTTTTAACCAGTTATCAAAATTTTTGTTAAAATGTACCCCTACATTGCTCATATTGTGTAGTTCAGGTAATAGCCAAACAAACAATCCATACTTTTCACTATTTTGTCTATTCCTTCCTTCAAAAATATGATGTTTATGCCAATATGGAACCGGAACATTTGAATAAATTTCGTTATCTGGCATTATACTTTTTTTCATAATTTACAATTAGCAAAAATTACTCTAAAATTACTCTCATGTGGGAGTAATAATTGGTAAACAAATGTAATATGTGGAAAAATAACCCTTGATTTATAAGAAAAAGCATACTATAATATGGTTAGTTAACGCCTACCTAGGCAACCAATTTAATTAATATTGATTTGTATAAAAAAACATACTATAATATGTGTAGTCAAGTTTAATATACTTAGAAAGGAAGGTAATTATGACAAATAAAGAATATGCAGATTTTTTATTAAAAACTGATTATGATTATAATTATTATTTAGAAAAATATCCTAAAAGATCTTTAAAAGAAGGACAAATGGTTACAAGATTTGCTCCAAGTCCAACAGGATTCGTTCATATGGGAAGTTTATATACATCTTTTTCTGATTTACAGTTTGCTAAACAAACAAATGGAATATGTTATTTAAGAATTGAAGATACAGATGGAAAAAGGACCGTAGAAAATGGGGTTCAAGGGATAATAGATGATTTTAATTCTCTTGGAATAAGTTTTGATGAAGATCCAATTAAGAAAGGAAAATATGCTCCTTATATTCAAAGTGAAAGAGAAGATATTTATAAAGCCTTTGCTAAAAAGTTAATCGAAGAAGATAAAGCTTATCCTTGTTTTTGTACTGAAGATGATTTAAATAGAACAAGAGAACTTCAAGAAAAAACTAAAGATAGACTTGGTTATTACGGTCATTATGCTAAATGTCGTAATTTAACTAGGAGTGAAGTGATAGAAAGAATAAATAATGGTGAAAAATATATTATTCGTTTAAAATCTAATGGAAGTTTTTTAAATAAAGTTATCTTAGATGATTTAATTAAAGGTAAAATAGAAATGCCTGAAAATGATATGGATGTTGTTATAATAAAAGGTGATGGGCTTCCAACATATCACTTTGCACATGCTGTAGATGATCATTTAATGGGAACAACGCATGTTCTAAGGGGAGATGAATGGGTGGCAAGTTATCCAATTCACGATCAATTATTTAAAATGTTAGGTTTCCCACTTCCAAAATTTTGTCATATTGCTCCGATTACTGTTCGTGAAGGGGATACAATAAGAAAACTAAGTAAAAGAAAAGATAAAGGTGCTGCGATTAGTTATTATGCTAAAGAAGGAATACCTACGGATGTTATTAGATTATATTTAGCAACAGTTAATAACTCTAATTTTGAAGAATGGTATAATGAAAACCCTACCAAAACAATTGATGACTTTATATTTACTTTTGATAAGATGCCTGTGGGTGGTTCACTATTTGATATTGAGAAATTAATAAATATTTCTAAAATATATTTTAGTCGTAAAAAAAGTGAAGATATATTAAAAGAATTATTAAAGTATTTAAGTATTTATGATAAAGAATTTTATGAAATAGTAAAAAGTAATCAAGAAAGAATGATAAGAAGTTTAGATATCGAAAAATATACATCTCGTCCAAGAAAGGATATCTCATCTTATAGTGATGTTAGAAAATATTTTTGGTATATGTTTGATGAATTATTCACAAAAGATAGATATGATAATATAGAAATAAAACCGTTTTATAATAAAGAAATGTTAATAGATTATATAACTAATATATATAATGAAGAAGATGATAATAACACTTGGTTTAATAAAATAAAAGAATTTGTTGGAAAATATAATTTTGCAAGTGAAGTAAAAGAATATAAAAAAAATCCAGATATTTATATAGGCCATGTTGGAGATTTTTGTGAAATGTTAAGGGTAGCTGTTACAACACTTTCTAATACACCTAATTTATATGATATATTATCTATTTTAGGAAAAGAAGAAATAGAAAAAAGAATAAAAATGTTTGAAGTAAAATAATAATGTTAAATGCATTATTATTTATGGTCCGTTGGTGAAGGGGCTTAACACACAAGGTTCTCATCCTTGGATTTCATGGGTTCGAAACCCATACGGATCACCAATTAATTAAATTAAATCCTTATTTTATAAGGATTTTTTTGTTTATGTAAATGTCGTGGTAATTTATTATGATTGAATAAATATATGTGACTTAAATTTTATATGTTTTGAAAAGGATGATAATTTTAACGGTAAAATAATAAAAAAAACAATCTATTAGATTGCCATAGCTTTATTATCCTTTAAAGTCCATTTTGTTGAATATTTCTGTGTCATAAAACTCTTTCATTGTTATTCCGAAAACTTTACAAAATTTATAAATGTTTTTAGAACTTGGGTTTTCTACTTTGTCATAAAGTAATGCATAAAGTGTTGTTGCTGGAACAGTAGAAAGCTCAGACAACTTATTTGTACTTAAATGGTTTAATTCACAAAGCTCATTGATTCTTTCTATTACGGCTTCTGTAAAAGTCATTTTTTACTCATCTCCCATTACATATTATATTATATCAAAATAAAAATAAAATTGTTTACCGAAATCAGTTATTTTTATTAATATTAAATTATAAATATTTAAAATAATCAAAAAATAGATTTGTTATAATAGAAATTGAATTATGTTTTGTAATGCAGAATAATTGTTAAAAATATTTGACAAATTTCCAAAGATATTTGGTAGAATTAAATTTAAAATTTATATATAATTATTTATGAAAGGAGAAAAAATGAAATTAGGAGAAAATATTTTTAAATTAAGAAAGGAATATAATCTATCACAAGAACAATTGGCAGAAAAGATTAATGTTACTAGACAAACAATATCAAATTGGGAATTAGGGGAAACAGCTCCTAATCCTGAACAATTAAAATTATTATCTAAAGAACTAAATATTAGTATTGATGAATTATTAAATAATGATATAAAACAAGTGTTAGTAGAAAAAGTAAGCAATACTGAAAAACTTGCTAAGATAATAATTAAAATATTAAAAATTTTAGGAATAATTTTTGTTTTAAGTTTTGTTGTTGGAATTTTTTCATTTGGTATTTTTAATTTTACTAAAACACCAATGACAGTAGTAGAAAAGCAAACAGTACTTCTTAATTGTCAACTTAATGGTGAAAAATATGATTATTTAATAGAATATGATAAAGATGATAATATCATTGAAGCAGGTGGTAGTGATTATATTACTAATATTGTAAAAGATAAAAAAATTTATAAAGCTAAGATTTTAGTAAAATATATTGAAGCGTATTTTTTTGATAATGGTGGTAAGTGTTAATTAATGAAAACTAAAAAGAACAATTTATGTTCTTTTTAATTTGTTTAATGTTTATAATGTTTTTATATAAAAATATATTTCCGAAATCGGCAAACTTATGATATAATAGAATAAGAAAAAGAAATTATGGGGATAATTTGTTTAATATGAGTTAAGATATTAAAAATATTTATTTATGATTAAGAGTTTATGGATGAATATTTTTGATATAAATATTAAATTTTGAAAGGAGGTAATAAATGAAAACATCATTGGTTATAAAATTAATTATAATTATAGCAGTTCTAGCAGGATTAGGATATATATTATATAAAGACTATTATAAAACAAAAGATTTTGTTTTTGAAGCAAAAATTAAAGAAGTAGTAGTAAATGATAATGTATATACTATTTTAGTTGAAGAATATGATAAAAAGAAAAAAGAATATGTTACTGAGTATGAATTTGAATTAAATAAAGATACTAAAATAATTTATGATAAAAAAGAAACAACAAAAGATCAATTAAAGGTTAATCAAAAAGTAACTATTACAGCATCAAATGAAGTAATGCCAAGTGAACCTGCAAAATTATCTAATGTTAAAAAAATAGTAATTTCAAAAGATTAATTTTGCTAAAAAGTTTTGCTTTTTAGCAAAATTTTTTTAATTAACTTAATTAAATCATATTGACAATTATATTAAAATACATTATGATTAAAATGCGTGGTGGTATACCCGCACTACTTTTACGATTAATATGTGAAGGTAGTAACCAAAACCCCCTGAAGGAGCCGAAAGGCTCCATTTTTGTTTATATTAAAGGATTTTAGACCTATTAAGTAATATTAGGTACACTTTTAGGTACACAAATTTAAAAAATAACTAAAAAACTATGTTTTGAGTGGTAATAATATATTTATATATTATTACCATAATAAAAAATAAAAATAGAGAAATTTAGAGCGTTAAAAAGCATATCTAAATTTTTTTGGTTATATTGACAAAACTAATGATAAATGTTATAATTTCATTAGATTTGTCAAAGGAGGGATATTATGGAAAGGATGACAATAAAAGAGTTTAAAGAACAAAGTAATATAGAAATTATTGAATCAATTATGAAAATGAATAATGGATATGTTACTTCAAAAGAACTATCAAATCTTGGAATTCATAGAATGTATCTTAATATAATGAAAGAAAAAGGTATGATAGAAAAAGTAGGTAATGGTATTTATATAGATTCTAGTAAAATAGAAGATAGTTATTTTGTTTTTAGTTTAGAACTTTCAAATGTGGTTTATTCACACATGACTGCACTTTATTTTCATGGACTTTCTATTAAAGCACCAAATGATAAATATGATATAACCGTACCAAACAATTATTTTAATTATAAAATAAAAGAACATAATGTTTTTTATGTTGATAAAGATATTTATGAACTAGGTCTTACTGAAGTTAAGACGCCAATGGGAAATAATGTTAGAGTCTATGATGTGGAAAGATGCATATGTGATATTATTAGATCTAAAAACAGAATGGATTCAGAGCATATTAAGCATAGTGTAAAAGAATATATAAAGAGAAAGGATAAAGATCTAGTTAAACTATCAAATTATGCAAAAAAAATGGGTATTAAAGAAGAAGTAATGAATTATATAGAGGTATTTTATGAATAGTATGCAATTAAAAGATAAATTAAAAAACATTTCAAAAGAAAAGAAAGTAGATTTTAATACATTACTTAGACTTTATATGTATGATAGGTTTATAGAAAGACTATCAGTTAGTAAATATAAAGATAATTTTATCTTAAAAGGTGGATTTTATTTAAGTACATTATTTGGAGTAGAAAATAGAACTACTATGGATATTGATACTGCTTTTAGAAATGCAAACTTTAATGAAGAAATAATAGTTAAAATGATTAAAGAAATAGTATCAATAGAAATAGACGATAATGCAAAACTTAGTTATTTAGGAATATCACCAATAAGAGATGAAGATGAGTATGGCGGTTTTAGAGCTGATATTCAAATTGAAATAGATAATATTAAAGAAAAATTTCATATTGATATAGCTACAGGTGATCCAATTACTCCAAAAGAAATTAATTATAAATATAAACCAATTCTAGGTGATAGATATGTAAAATTATGGGCATACAATATTGAAACAGTACTAGCAGAAAAGATAGAAACAATTTTAAGTAGAGTAGAATTAAATGGAAGAATGAGGGATTTCTATGATATCTATTTAATTTATACAAAAGATTGGGATAACGTTAATTTAGAAGATTTTGTTAAAGCAATAGAAAAAACATTTTATAAAAGAGAATATGTTGGTAACCCATTACTTGCATTAGATTTAATTATGGATAGTAATATATTAAAAGAAAGATGGAAAAGTTATCAAAAAAGATATGAGTATGCAAGCAATATAGATTTTGATGAAATATTAATTTGTTTAGAAAAGATTATTAATGTAATAGTACTTGAAACAGTTTAGTAGGTGATTTATATTGATAAGAACAATAGAACGAATAAGAACTAATAAAATTAAATGTAGAAAATGTGGAGATATAATGGAGTCTATTGATATTCACGATTTTAAATGGTGTTCTTGTGGTGCGGTAGCAGTTGATGGTGGACGTGAATACTTAAGAAGAATAGGAAATAAAGAAGACTTTGAAGAATTATCTCATTTTATAAAATTAGCAGAAATAACTACTGAAGGTTTTGAAATAGTAAAAAACGCTTTAAGTAAAAAAGATATATCGTTTAGAAATACTCATTGTCATATTTGTGGTTCTAATAATATAACTCTTCAAAAAGGTGAAGGAGAATTAATTATAGGTGATGATACAATAGCTCTTGTATGTCATGATTGTAAAAAGGTGTATGGTTTTAGTGATGTTAACTATAAAGATGAAAAATATAGAGAAATTTAGTTAAATAAGTCTAAAATTAGCAAAATATGGTGTATAATATAGGTAATAAATAAAAGCGCTAGTACATGGCTTATGTTTATAAGTTTTTGTATTGGCGTTTTTTTAGTAGTAAAGGAAGTGTTAAAATGGAATATGTAAAAAATCAAAAAGGCATAAAAAGTTTGAAGATGGATGAAACAATTTGGAATAGTATAACAAGTGATGAAAATGAAGTTATTGTTGGGTTTGGCTCTAATGGTAGAGGGAAATCTACGCTAAAAGAATTATTTAGAAAACAGAATTTAAAGAAAAATTTTTCTCTTGAAAACGAAGAACAAATAAATATGATTTTTGATGTGTTTGGAAATTATGATTATCTAATTTATGACGAAGAATTTATTAATGGATTTGTATTTTCAAATGATGGCTTAAAGAGAAATCAATCAAAAATTATTATGAATACTGTAGAGATTGAAAACAAAATAAACGAAAAAAACAGCACAAATGAAGTCATACATAACATTTTGGAAAAGTGTAATGCTATTATTAATAACTCGACTATTATAGATAAAACTTTAGATATTAAATTAACAGGAAATGTAACGGCAGCTAAAAAAAGATTTGCAACAACATTTATACATGGGAATTTTCCTTATGCATATGATACTTTATTTGATTTTGATGATAAAAACCACAAAAATTGGTGGTACGAAGGATTATTATATTATAAAAATAAAAATTTGAACTATTGTCCTTGGTGTAAAAGTTCGCTTGAAAATTTTAATAATAATATTAGAGAACAAGTAGAAAATATTGATTCAGTATCAGAAATAGATGATAAATTATTCCCTGATAAAAGAAATAAAATTAATAATTTAAGTCAAATAAAAGAATCATTTCAATTGGGAGACAATACAATTGATAAAATTAATGAAATTATTTCGTTAATAGAATCATCTATAGAAAATGATAATGAGCAGGTGATAATAAATTTAATGAAAGAATTAAGAACATCTTTTGAAGGCGATGTAATGATTCTAAAGGAAATTGTTTCTAAAGTTAAATATATAAATAACATATTTGAAATAGAAAGAACGGATTTAACTAATCGAATCAATGAATTAACGTTCTTCTCTGTTAATTCGGAAGAATTTATATCATTATCACAAAAAATTAATGAATTTATTACCTATAATAATAGTGTTATTGAATCTATTAATAGAAGTAATAATGAATTGGGAGAAATAATTTCAAGCAGTGAAGAAGAGATTAATATTTGTTTACATACATTGGGATTACAATATAAGATTGAAATTGATAAAAATCAAATTATTGAAAATGGAATCAATAATGATTCGCCATATATAATTTTGAAATCATTAAATAATATTGATGTAAGTGAGTCTATTGCGGAAACTTTAAGTTATGGAGAAAAAAGCACTCTTGCTTTTGCTATATTTCTTCAACAAATAAAAGTAAAATCAACAAATAATACTATAATTATATTAGATGATCCAATTTCTAGTTATGATATATTTAGAAGATATACAAGTATAGATCTTTTACGAATGTTAAAAGATATTAGTTATAAAAAAATGATTTTGTTAACTCATGAAAGTAATTTTATGGTATCTGTAATTACGAACTTAAAAAATTATGTAAAACCATTAATTTTAAGTGAGACTAATGATGGAGAAATTACAATTGATAATTTAAATTATCAATATGAAGCTGAAGTCAATTATTATAAAAATATATTGCTTAATATTGGTAATTATTTCACTATTTCACAAAGAATATTAGCATTGAGACAATTACATGATTTATTTAAATTTATTTCGGGAACTAATGATAATTTAGCAATTTATAATTATCTATGTAAATTGTTGCATTATAGGAAAGATGAAGAAGAATATTGGGATGATAATTATATTGCAGATTTACAAAAAATATTTGATTATTTTGGTTTATCTTATGATTCTTCAATAGAATTAATGAAAGATGAAAATTTTGTTTTTGATGATATAGAAAATCTATATACTAATATAATCAATAAGAGTGTTTATGATATTAAAATTGAAGAACTTTGTTGTTTAAGAATGATATCTGAATATGCAATAAGAATGGACTCTCAAAAAGACAATCGATTTAAGAAAAGTAATCAAACAATGTGGAAGTTAAATGATTCACAAAAAATGAAAAGATTAGAAAACTATCGAGCTTTGTTAAATTCTATTACACATATAGATGATGATGAAATTGCTTGGCCAACGTTATGTCTGAATGATTTTAAAGCAATACCAAAAGTTGTTATTAATCAAATAATAAATATAATAAAATAAAAAAGAGACCTAGTCCCGTTAAAGGACTAGGTCATCATTGTTTTTTGATTTAACTATTTCATATTCTTCATAATCATACGATTCTTCTTCTGGTTCGGGTAATGTTTCTTTATGTTCTAATAGGATTGTTGGCTTAGTTTCAATAACATTATTATTTAATCTGCTATTTTGTAATTCGATAATATTAACAATAGTATCAAGTCTATTTTGATACATATGGGAATAAGTATTTAATGTTTCATCTATTTTAGTATGTCCAAGATATTTAGCAACTAAAGTTATATTAGCACCACTATCTATTAATAAAGAAGCACAACTATGTCTAAAATCGTGTATTCTTATATCTTTAACTCTAGCCATAAAAGCATTCTTTGTTTTTCTATCTAATAGAGTAGTAGCAGATAATGGATCAATATTACCAAACACATACCAAGATTCTCTAAAACCATAGTAATTAGCATCGTCATTATATAAATCAGATAAATCCTTTAATAAGAAATTTGGAATAGGAATAGTTCTATAACTTGAACTTGTTTTAGGACTAGTAACAGTATAAGGTTTACCAGTTTTAGGATCAGGTACTTTAACAATATTTTTGTTAACAGTTAAAGTACTCCTGTTAAAGTCTATATCATTCCAAGTTAATCCTCTTAATTCGCCATTTCTAAGTCCACAATAAAATAGAGTTTGAAATGCACATCTAAACTTTAAATTAGTTTCTACAGATAAGAATCTTTGAAATTCATCTAATGTATAAAACAACATTTCTTTTTTTCTCTCGTTTGGATTAGTAAAGTTTGTCATTTTATTATAAACTTTTACAAAATTAATATCATACCATTTAGTACCAAAATTCATTAATGCTTTTAAGTATTTATAAACACCGTTTTTATATCTAGTAGAGATAGGTTTACTATTCATAAATTGTCTCCACATTTCAAAGTGTCTAATATTAAAAGATTCTAATTTAATATTTTCTAATGGTTCCAAATATACCATCATATTTCTATAATTAGATAGCGTGGTTACTTTAACTTTATCTTGTTGATATTGATAATGTTCTTGTATTAAATCTTTAAAAGTTAAATCAGTAAACTCCGTTTGATTTTTAATTTTTACTTTGAACTCAGCTTCATGATCTTTTGCTTCTCTACGAGTAGCAAATTTCTTAGAATGATATCTGCATCTTTTACCTAATAAATCTCTATATGTTAAATCAACATACCAACTTCTACCATCCTTAGTACATTCATTATTTTTAGCTTGTCTTATTGATATAAATATCACATCCTTTCTATAATTCAAATAACTTATGAAATTCATCAGCAGCTTCTTCTGCTTCTTTATTAAGTTTATTAGCAGCTTTAATTGAATCAGCTAAACTAATATAATCACTTACATATTTCATAGGTTTTCTATTTAATTTAATATCTAAAGCATCAGATACTTTTTTAAAAGCATTCTTCCAATAATCAATTTCATCGTCTTTATTTTTTAATTCTATATTTTGCTTATAAATATATTTTTTAGTATCAATTAATTCTTTATTATTCTTATAAAAATTATTTTCTATTGATAATCTGTTAATAGTATTTTCATTAGAATCTAATTTGTTTTTATTTATATTATTTAATTTTTCTAAATCAGTAGAGTAGTCAATTAATTTTTCAACGTCTTTAGAATTATATCCAATAATATTTTTCTTAATATTTAAGTTATTGTTTTTAACTTTATTTTCTAAAACTTCTTTAGATTTATTTAATTCAATATTGTAATTTTCAATGTTTTTATATAAATTATTCATTTCAGATTTTAATTCATTTATTTTATATTCTAATTTGGTTTGATGAACTTTATTAGATCCAATATTACCTCTATCTAATTTATAACCACAATCAGTTATATATTTATTAAATTTATCTTGAATATTAGCAAAAGAATTTCTTCCACCTAAATCTTTCCAAAATTGATCATTATTTAAAAAGTTACCTTTAACAGATTCGTAAATAATTTTATTATCTTTATCTCTAAGTAATATAGTTTTACCATCTTCTTTAATTAAATTACCTTCAGAATCTCGTTTATAACATTTCCTTTTAACTTCATTAACTATAGGTAAGAAGTAAGCTTGTAGGTGAGGAGTATCTTCATCATAATGAACTTGTGCCATTACTATATTTTCTTTACCGACTAAATCTTCTAAAAACTTCATACAACAATCAAAATACTTAGTTACTTCATAAGGTATATCATCTTTAGATTTAATATCAGGTACTAATATATTTTGACCTTTCTTATCACCAGATTGATAAACTCTATCAGTTTCTTTAAATGGTAAACCCAGAGTCATAAAAAACTCTGGGCCACTTGTAAATGTTACACCATTTAATATATTTGTTTTAGTTTTATGAGAATATTCTATATTTCCATCTTCTAAAATAGATTTAACTTCTTGATATAAATTACTCTTATTAATATCTTTATAATATATATTAAATTTAGTTCTTTCAGAATCATAATTACCTGTACCAATTCTTTTATTCATTTCATTGCCTATAAGATATAAATCTTTGGTTTTATAATTATTAACAAATCTTAATACTTGTTTTCCATCATACATATATCAACCTCCTTATAAAAAAAAAGAACTTTTAATTGAGTTCTTTCAAATCGATATTTAATAAATCTTTACATAATTGAATTGTTGTAATGTAAATATCTTTAGTTCTTATAAAAAATGGATTTTTATGTTGTATTTCATTTTTTGTGTTTTTTACATAGCGTAATTTTGTTCCATCATTATCAACAATTTCAAATAATGCAATTAACTGTTTGTAATCTTTATTTTTTTTCAAAGAATCAACATTTAATAATTCCCATAGGGATTTTAAATTGTGAGTATCTAAAGTTATATTTTTTTTACTAAGTAAATATTTAATCGATAATTCTAATGTGTGTCTACACAAATATAAAAAAGGGTATCCAAGATCGTTGTTATAAAAAAGTTTCATATGAGGCAGGGGATTGCTTTCTTTATTAAATGTTTTATAAATGGTTTCAATAGCATGCATATAAGAATTAATTATATGAATTTCTGATTGTTCATTTCTAAGTTCTTCTTTTAAAAACGCACTGATATCCAAAGGATCCCAATTAAAATTATCAGCACTATCAATTTCTAATTTTCTTTTTATAAATTTATTTGGTTTCACTAGATTTCACCTCAACATCTATTATACCACTAGAATTAGTCATTTTATGACTTATCTCACTAGGGCATAGCCCAAAATGTGAGTTAGGATAACTCCTAAAACCTTATGCTTCTAAACTAAGTGGTTCTATAAACTTAGCTTTATAATTTCTAGATGTAGCAGTTCTATTTAATTCAACATATATACCTTCTTGTTCTAATCTATTAATGTTACTATTTAATAATCTACCAAAGCGAGAAGGGGTAATTAATAAATTTAATTCTGCTACTATTTCTGCTGGAGTAAATACAACTTCTTTTTTCTTAATTACATATCTCATAAATGCTGATAAATTAAAATCTAATTCTGTATTATCTTCATTCATTATTTCGAATATTAATTTATCATTTTTTATCAAGTTAAGATTTTGTTCTTCAAAATCTCTATTTATTATTTTTAATGTGTAGGTATTATCTTTATTATTAATTAAAGTTAATATACCATTCATATTTCCATCAATACCAGTACTACCTAAAGTTTTACCTTCTTTATTTAAATGGTGTACTAGTAGAAATGTTAAATTATATTTCTTAGATATTTCTCTATATTTATCAAACATCTTTTTCATAACATCACTATAGTTATTTATATCTAATTCATAACCATAATCAATACCACACATAATATCAACTATTACAAATTTACCATTATAGGTTTCTGAGAATTCTTTTAGTTCTAATTGTAAGTCATCAGTTAAACATAATCTATGATTAGCATCTTTCTCAAGAAAGAAGAACGAGTTAGGAGAAAACTCATAACTCGTTATATTTAATCTTTCCTTAAGTTGAAAACTTGAGAGTTCTGTGCTAATATATAAAACAGGAGTGGGATTTACTTTAAATCCTAAGAACTCTTTATTGTTAGTTAGAGAATTGGCAATCTGTAGTGCTAAAAATGATTTGCCAACCTTAGGTTCTGCAACTAAACAATATAATCCATTAGACTTCATTATTCCTTCAATAATGTTGTCTTTTTTAATGTCTATATTTAATTGTTCTATAGGTATCATTTAATTTCCATCCTTACCATATTTTGTAAATAATTAATATTGATGTTTAACTTATTAACGACTTCACACATAGGTATTAATCCACAAGGTAATTTATAACCTTTATCTTCTAAATCTGTAATAATTTCTTTTCTAATTTTTAGTGCTGAATTTCTTCCAAGATTAGTTAACTTCATTAAATCTTGTAAAGAGCACCATTGTTTTGATAGTAATTCTAAAGTTTCGTTTGCGGACATATATCAACCTCCTTATTCGAAATAATTCAAATAGTAGTTATTATATGGAATGCTAGGATCTACTTTTTCTATATCAACTAGCATTTTATATAAAGCCTTTCTATCAGTTTTTTCACTATCACAATTATTAGTAAATTCATATTTGTCATAAATTTCTTCTTCACTCATATTTGCTAATTCCATTAAATTAAGCATAGCTTGGCATACATAAGCTGGTAATTCAAACTCATCAACATTATCAGTAAAATATTTAATGTAATTTTTTTGTTTCTTCATTATATCATCCTTCTTTCTATATTTATTTCTCTTTTCTTATAGGTTAAGAGGGTAGAGTATCCCATAAACCTGGAATTTTAGTAATTCCATAACTCCCGTACCAATAGGGTAATCACTAGGCACCACTTGTATTTATTTTACGAGCCAGCAGAATAGGGCGCTTACAATATCTGACTCTATTTAGTTGTCAAAGAACAAATCGCAAGTTCCAAATTGGCATATTATGTATTAAAATAAAGGTTCCATTATGGAAATTACGATAACATCATAACAAATAAGTTCCACAATGTCAAGTTGTAATTTAGAAAAATTTAAAAATTTTTAATTTTGTATTTTTTCGACAAATTTTGTATCAAATGTTCCAAATTGGAAATTTTGTGTTATAATAGATTTATAGAGGAAAATAGGAGGTAATTCTATGGAAAAGAGAAAACCAATGGATGTTACTATAGGAACAAATATGAGTAAGTTAAGAAAGCAATTTAATCTAACTCAAAGAGAAATATGTTCAGTAGTAGGAGTAAATACATCTACATATAAACACTATGAATTAGGTGATAGAATGGTACCTATTAGTGTATTAAAAGATTTGGCTAAATTTTATAAAGTATCAACAAATTACTTTTTTGAAAATATGCCTGAGTTATCTGATAAAGAATCATTAGAATTATCTAATTTTGCTTTAAAAGTAGCAGACAATACGCCGAAGTATGTTAAGGTTACTTTTAAAGAAATGTATAAATATTTTGATAAAGAAGAAGAAAAGACTCAAGCTAAAATTAGGCTTAGAATTAAGAATTTGAGATTAGAGAATAATAAATCTCAAAAAGAATTAGCAAAATACTTAGAAATAGATTTATCTACTTATAATAAATACGAAAAAGGTAGTAGAAAACTAAGTAATGAAGTAGTTAAGAAATTAGCTGAATATTACAATGTATCAGTAAGTGATATAGTAGATTAATAAATGACAGAATGACACTAGAAATAGGTATAGGGTATATCCTGACTTAATGTCATAGTGTCATAAGGAGGGAAAGTATGAATAAACAAGTATTACAGTTTATTATAGAAGAAAATAATCCTACTGGAATAATTGAATGTTCAGTAGATGATTGGTTTGGAATTAGTTATAAAATACCTAGAAATAAATTAAGAGAAGCTTCTAGTTTAGATTATATAAATAATACAGGAGTATATATATTGTTTGGTGATGATGAAAATACTGCTGAAAAAATAGCATATATTGGAGAGGCTGAAGATATATATAGTAGATTATATCAACACAATAAAAATAAAGACTTTTGGAATGAGTGTGTTGTATTTGTAAGTAAAGATAATTCATTAAATAAAGCACATATAAAATATATAGAACATGAATTATATGAAGTAGGTAAAAAAGCTAATAGATGTATTATAAAAAATGAATCTAATCCAACAAAGTCATCATTAAGTAATGCAGATGAAATAAGAGCAGAAAAGTTTATTAGTAAAATAAAAATAATTACTAATATGTTTGGTTATAAATTATTTATTCAATTAGTTAACGAAACTAAAGAAGTAGACAAAACATTGCATTTAACTAATAATGGAATTGAATATGCAAATGGTATGGTAACTGATGAAGGATTTGTAGTACTAAAAGGTTCTAAAATTAAAGAAGGAATATATGATAGTCTTTCAAAATCATTATATGGATTTTGTGAAAAAGAAAGAAATTCTTCAGACATAGTTGATAATGTTTATATTAATGATCATTTATTTTCTTCCCCATCAATGGCAGCAATAGCAATATTAGGAAGAAATGCAAATGGTTATACTGAATGGAAGAACAAAGATAATATTTCTTTAAAGAAATTAATTAATGGTGGTGAGTAAAATGGAATTTAGTGAAAACACAAGAGTAAAGATTCCTGCATTAGTACATGCTACTAGATTAGGTTATAAATATTTATCACTAAAAGAGAGTAAAAATGAAATTGATGAAGAGACAAATATCTTTAAAAACATATTTAAAGAAAGTATCAATAGAATAAATAATTTAGAGTTATCGGATGACAATATAACTAAATTGATTAATGAATTATCTTTTTCGTTAGAAAACGATGATTTAGGAAGACAGTTTTATAAATACTTAATTAATGGATATAAAGGAATCAAATTAATCGATTTTGAAGATGAAAAAAATAATGAATATAATGTTGTAACTGAATTAACATATAAAAATGGTGAAGATGAATTTAGACCAGATGTTATTATGTTGATAAATGGTATGCCATTAGGATTTTTAGAGGTTAAAAAACCAAATAATAGAGAAGGCATATTAGCTGAGAGAAATAGAATTAATGACAGATTTAAAAATAAGAAATTTAAGAAATTTGTTAATATTACACAACTATTATTATTTTCAAATAACCAAGAATATAATGAAGATTCAGGTGTACCAATAGAAGGTGCGTTTTATGGAACAACTAGTTATAATAATGTGTTTTTCAACTGTTTTAGAGAAGAAGATACCTCTATTTTTAGTAAAATTCAAGATTTAGATTATGTACAAGAAAATAATATTTTAAAAGATAATAATTATGTATCTATTAAAGGAACTCCAGAGTATTCTACTAATTTAAGTAGTACTTCACCAACTAATAGATTAATTACATCTTTATTTCATAAATCAAGAATTTTAAAATTATTAAAATATGGAATTGTATATGTTGAAAGATCTAATAAAGATGGAATTATCGAAATACAAAAACATGTAATGAGATATCAACAATTCTTTGCAACATTAGCTATTGAAAATACTTTAGATAAAAATATTAAAAAGGGTGTAATATGGCACACACAGGGTTCAGGAAAAACTGCATTGGCATATTATAATGTTAAATATATTACTGATTATTTTCAAAAAAGAGGTAAAGTTGCAAAATTCTATTTTGTAGTAGATAGACTAGATTTATTAAAACAAGCTAGTCAAGAATTTACTGCAAGAGGATTAGAAGTTACAAGAGTAAATTCTAAAGAAGAATTTAAAAACACGATAAAAGAAACCTCTGCAGTTTCAAAAACTGGTAATTTAACAATTAATGTTGTTAATATACAAAAATTTTCAGAAGATTCTAGTGTTAAAGAAGCAGATTATAATGTTGATGTACAAAGAATATATTTCTTAGATGAGGCACACAGAAGTTATAATCCTAAAGGGTCCTTTTTAGCAAATTTATTTGCATCAGATAGAGAAGGTATTTTTATCGGATTAACAGGTACTCCATTAATTGGTGAAAACTATAGTACCAAAGATATTTTTGGAGATTATATTCACAAATATTACTACAATAAATCAATAGCTGATGGCTATACTTTAAAACTAATTAGAGAAGGTATCGAAACCTCATATAAGACAGAATTAAATAATACTTTAGATGAAATTAAAAGAACATTAGGTTTATCTAAGGAAGAAGAAATATTTGCTCATCCTAAATATACTAAGGCTTTAACTAAATATATAGTAGATGACTTTAAAAAATCTAGATTGATGTATAATGATGAAACTATAGGTGGAATGATTGTTTGTGATTCGCAAGCACAAGCAAGAAATGTATTTAGTGATTTAGCAGATTATGATTTATCAAAGGCATTAATTTTATATAATGAAGATGATAAAAAGACAAGAAGCGAAGAAGTAGATGATTTTAAAAAGGGAAAAATAGATATTCTTGTAGTTCAAAATATGTTACTAACTGGCTTCGATGCTCCGAGATTAAAGAAAATCTATTTAGGTAGAGTTATAAAAGCACATAATTTATTACAAACATTAACAAGAGTTAATAGACCATATAAGAATTTTAAATACGGATATGTAGTAGATTTTGCAGATATTAGAGAAGAATTTGACAGAACTAATGCTGCATATTTCAATGAATTACAACAACAATTAGGGGAAGATTTTAAAACTTATAGCAATATATTTTTATCGCAAGAAGAAATTGAAAAAAGTATAAAAGATATAGAAAATAAATTGTTTGAATACGATAGTGAAAATCTTGAAATATTCTCTCAACAAATTAATGAACTAGAAAAGAAAAATTTAATTGATTTAAAGAAAATAATGATTACTTACAAAGATCTTTATAATGTTATTAAAGCGTTTGGATATAATGATTTATTAGGAAGAATCAAGATTGATAGAGTAAGTAAAATGGTTCATGAAGTTGAAAGAAGAATCGATATAATAAATTTAACTAATAAAGAAAAGCACGCTACTGCGAGTATGCTTAATGTGGCTTTAGCTAATGTTGATTTTAACTTCAGAAAAATCAGTGAAGAAGAATTAGTAATAGCAGATAAATATAAACAAAAATTTGATGAAGTAAGAAAGGAATTCTTAATTAATATTGATAAAGATGACATGAAATATATTATTCTATTCAGAGAATATAATAACTTATTTACATCAATTAATTTTGAAGATTTAACAGTAGCAGATATGAACAATAACACAGTTAAATTAGAGGAGTTAATGAAAAAAATACATTCACTAAATGAAAGTAATAATAGGTTACTAGTAAAATATTATGGTGATGAAAAATATGTTAAAATTCATAAGAGAGTATTAGAAAGAATTCCTGAATTTAATCAAGTTGATTTATATGAAATATTAACAAACTTGAAAAATGAAATAGATGATATTTTATTGAGAAAATACGATATTATGGATACTGAATCTTACTTTAAACAAACAATTATGCCAATGACTTTAGATGAATTTGATAAACATAATATTACAATTGTAATAGATGAAGTTCAATTCTTTACAGAAGTCATTGTTGAAACATACTTAGCAGAAAGGAGTCTAAACTTATGACAACAGAAAGAGAAATAATAAGAAAAACTGAAAAGATGATTGATGAGTTAAAAAGTGTATGTTCTACATATGGTCTTGGAAACGCATCAAGTGAATATAAAATTATAACAGAAATTTTCTTATATAAATATTTAAATGATAAGTTTATATATGAAACAAAAAAAGTAGCAAAAGAACTTAACGAAAATTCGACTACAAAAGAAGTAGAAAAATATTTAGATTCTTTAAGCCCAGAACAATTTTCAATATTAACAATGAGAATGGGTGCAAATGTAGCTAAAATTCAAAATTCATATAGAGTAAGTACATTATTTAACAATCAAAATTCAACGATACCTGAATTTTATGAATTATTTGATAATGCTTTAATAGGAATTTCAAATGATAATGTTGATATATTTTCGGTTAAAACTGGTTCAAAAGAAAAAATTAAATTATTTGATACATTATCTCAATATATAACTGAATCGGATAAAAGAAATGCGTTCTTTAGAGCTATGATATCTAAACTAGTAGAATTTAGTTTTGAAAATGCATTTTCAGAAAAATATGATTTCTTTGCAACTATATTTGAATATTTAATTAAAGACTATAATAAAGATTTTGGTAAGTATGCAGAATATTATACCCCTAATTCAATTGCCAGAATCATAGCTAAAATATTAGCTCCAGATCCAACACAAAATGTGACACTATATGATCCTGCAGCAGGGTCAGGAACTTTATTGTTAGCATTAGCACACCAAATTGGTGAAGAAAATTGTACAATTTATTCTCAAGATATTTCACAAAAATCAAATGAATTTTTAAGATTAAATCTAATTTTAAATAATTTAGTTCACTCTTTAGGAAATGTTATTCATGGAGATACATTATTGAATCCTGCTCATTTAAACAAAGAAAAAAATGGATTAGCACAATTTGATTATATAGTAAGTAATCCTCCATTTAAAACAGATTTTAGTGAAACAAGAGATCAACTTGCTGATGATAAATATAAAGATAGATTTTTTGCTGGTGTGCCATCTATTCCTCAAAAAGATAAAGAAAAAATGCCAATTTATTTATTATTTATACAACATATTCTGTTTTCACTAAATAAAAGTGGTAAGGCTGCAATTGTTGTACCTACAGGTTTTTTAACAGAAAAAAAAGGTATATATAAAAAAATAAGAGAAGAAATCATAACAAAAAAAATGTTGCGTGGAGTTATATCTATGCCTTCTAATATTTTTGCAACTACAGGCACAAATGTTAGTGTATTATTTTTGGATAAAAGTATTGAAAATGAAGAAATTATTATGATTGATGCTTCTGGACTAGGTACTAAAGTTAAAGAGGGAACTACAAATAAAGTTCAAAAAACTATTTTGTCACAAGACGAGATTGATAAAATTATAAATAGTTTTAATAATAAAATAGTAGAAACAGAATTTAGCTCAATTGTTAATAATAAAGAGATTATTAATAAAAAATATAGTTTTGCTCCAGCACAATTTTTTGGAATTAATATTGAAACAACTAATATGACATATGAAGAATTTTATTCTAAAATGAAATTTTTTTCAGAGGAACTAAATGAACTTTTTGATAGTAACGATAAACTTCAACAAAAAATAAAAAAACAATTGGAGAAACTTTATTATGATATTTAATCAAACAGAATACAACAAAGATTGGGAAACATTATCGTTAAGTGAATTAGGAAGTTTTAGTCGAGGTAAATCTAAGCATAGGCCTAGAAATGATAAAAAATTATTTGAAAATGGAAAATATCCTTTAATTCAAACCGGTGATGTAAAAAAATCAAACTTATACATAAGTGAACATAATAAGTGTTATAATGATTTTGGTTTGTCGCAAAGTAAATTATGGGATGAAGGAACTCTATGCATTACAATAGCTGCTAATATAGCAGAAACTGGAATACTTAAATATCCGATGTGTTTCCCTGATAGTGTAGTTGGATTTTCGGCATACAAAGATAAATCATCTGAAAAATTTATGCATTATGTTTTTTCATATATAAAAGATTGTATATTAAAAACAGTGTCTGGAAGTATTCAAGATAATATTAATATTGAATATTTATCTGAGTTGAAATTTAAAGTGCCAAAAAAATCGTATCAAGATTTAATAGTAGATTTTTTAGAAAGTTTTGATAATAAAATAGATTGTAATAATACAATAATAAAAAAAATCAAAGATAATTTAAAATTGCAATATAATTATTGGTTTGAACAATATAATTTTCCAAATGAAGAAAACAAACCTTATCAATTAAATGGTGGTTCAATGATTTATAATGAACTTGTTGAAAAAAAGATTCCTGCAAACTGGAAAGTAATTAATTTGGGAGAATATTTGAAGTTTGAAAAAGGAGTAGAGGTTGGGACTGAAAATTATATATTTGATAAAGGTAATGAGAATTATGTTAAATTTTATAGGGTTAGTGATATAGATGATTCAGGTAACACTTACGTTTTAAGAACAGAAACTCAAAATGTCTTTGTTAAAGAAGACGAAATTCTTGTTTCATTTGATGGAACACCAGGTAAAATAGGAATTGGATTAAATGGTGCGTTTTCTACTGGAATGAAAAAAATTTCTGATAGTAATAATATTATGAGTAATGCATTTATATATACTATATTTAATTCGGATTATATCCAATATATAATTGAACAATATTCGTCTGGTTCAAATATTAAACATGCTAGTGAGTCTTTAAATCACATGTATGTTGCTTTTGATGAAAATGTATATTATATGTTTAGTAACAAAATAAAAGAGCTATATGATGAATTATTATTATTAACATTAGAAAATAAAAAGCTAATTGATATGAGAAATTTTTTTATACCGTTATTAATTAATGGTCAATTAAAAATAGAAGATAATTAAATTCTTCTATTTTATTATGGTATAATAATTAAAAAAAGGTGATATTATGAACTATACAAATAAACAAATTAATAGAATATTACATATCCAAGATTTTTTAGCTACAACTAATACTTTATCAAAAATATATAAAGAATACGATAATAAAGAACTTACTGCTAATAATATAATTGAGAAACAATTTATATATAAATTATTTTGCTCTGCTATGTATAATTTAATAGATGCAATAAAAAAATCAAATGAAATATTTGGTAATACTAAATCATATAAATTATTTCAACAAAATGTAAATCAAAAATTTGTAGCAGATAATAATGAGTTCATAGAAAAAGAAAAATATGAATCAAATCTATATAAAATATTAGCTCAAATAAGACATCAGAATAATCATTTTGAAAGAGATGATAATGATGATACTATATTATTTGAAATTTACATTGATTTTGAAATACTAGATGAATTAAGAAAAATAATAAATGAAATATTTTATGAAGTTTATAATGAAATAGATAAAAATAAAATAAAACAACTTACTTTGTCTAGACCAAAAATAAAGTATTCTTTTGATAAATTTGATAAGAAAGTTGACTATGTAGAATTAAAATATCTTGAATCTAATAATGAAATAGATAAAATATTTGCAAAAGATAATGAAAGAGCAATTGAGATATTACGAGAGTATTGTAATCCGAGTAATGTTTTTGATTTAATAAATAAAGATAAAGAAGCAATGAAAAAGTATGATTTGATTGATAAAGAGATGGAGGAACTGTTTCATAAACAAGATAAATATATTGCTGAAAATGGAAATGAATTACAAAAAGAAACTATGAATTTATTAAAAGCCTTTTTTATTGATAATGAATCAGTTACTAAAAATGAATATGATAAAAATATGAAAGAACTTGCTGATAAATTAAAAGAATTAAGTGAAAAATCAGAAAAAAACGACTAATTTTTAGGTACACTTTTAGGTGCGCAACTCCATAAATTCTATTAAATTCAAGTAAATTTTAATAAACTAAAAAATACAGAAACCCTTATTTTATAAGGATTTTAATATTTTATAAAACTAGACGAATTAGAACTAGGTCGCCCCCTGAAGGAGCCGAAAGGCTCCACTTTTTGTTTGTTTTATAAGGTTTAAAGCCTATTTAGTAATTTTAGGTACACAAATTTAGAAAAAGTTAATATTTTTTCTAACAAACTTACTGATAATTATCGTTTTGTTAGTGCACTTGTCAGAGTTATGAATTATTTATTTTTAATGTGTATAATACTGACAAATAGGAACTCTTATGCTATAATTTTATTAGTGGAGGTGCTAGAATGTCTGAAAGAGAATTAGATTCAAGTATAAATGATTATATTGAAGCAGAACCACCTAAAAACTATGTAAAACAATCACAGTGGGATATGGCTATTGGACTTCAAAAAGTAGATAGCTTAAAACCATCTAAGTATTTAGAAAAGTTATTACAAGAAAATGTAACAGGTGAAAAAACTATTTATGAAGTAGAAAAAGAATTAAAAGAGTATTACACAGAAAAAGAAAAAAATAATGATATTAATCATAATGAATTAGAATGTGATTTAGTTTCTACTAGAATAGTAGAGTTATTACAAGAAGATAACTTTGAATTATCTATAGATTATTTAAAATATGTTCATAAATATTTATTTCAAGATGTCTATGAATTTGCAGGAGAATTTAGAAAAGTAGATTTTTCTAAACATGAAAGAATTTTAAATAATGATTCAGTAGCTTATGGTGATCATAAGCTATTAGAACGATCACTAGATTACGATATAACACTTGAAAAAAATAAAAACTATAAAGAAATGAATATAGTTGATGTGATTAATAATATAACAGATTTTTCTAGTAGGATATGGCAAATACACCCATTTAGAGATGAGAATGAACCTTTAGGACAGCAAAAGACATACCTTCAAAAATACTTACAAAATAAGGGTTTTACTGATTTTGGTAAATCTTTTTTTTGAATGAATTTTACAATTTTAGTATAAAATGCTGATTTTTTTAAAATATACGATATAATTTAATTGGAGGGTGGTATTATGATATATATAACAGGTGATAAGCATGCTGATTTTTATGAGGTATGTTGTTTTTGCAAAAAAGAGAAAACAAATATATCCGATTTAATGATAATATTAGGTGATGCAGGAATAAATTATTTTAATGATCCAAGAGATTATAAATTAAAAAAAGAATTATCAGAGTGTAACATAACGTTTTTCTGTGTTCATGGAAATCATGAAGAACGACCTGAAAAAATAAAAACATATAAAACTAAAGAATTTCATAATGGTATAGTATATTACGAAGAAGAATATCCTAATATATTATTTGCCAAAGATGGAGAAGTATATAGTCTAAATAACAAAAGTGTCTTAGTAATAGGTGGAGCTTATTCTATAGACAAAGAATATAGAATAAAATATGGTTATTGTTGGTATGAAACTGAACAACCAAATGCTGATATAAAAAAAAGAGTATTTAAAGCAATTAAAAATAATAATAATGATATTGATATTGTATTGAGTCATACTTGTCCATATAAATATATGCCTCGAGAGGTATTTATGTCTGGGGTAGATCAATCAAAAGTTGATTATAGTACAGAAAAATTTTTAGATGAAGTTGAAAAAAAATTAAATTATAAAAAATGGTATTGTGGACATTACCATACAGAAAAACAAATAGATAAAATAGAGTTTATGTTTGGCAGAATTAAGGATTTTACTACAGGAGAATTTGTTCCAAAGTTAGGATATAATAATTATGAAATAATCAGAGATGCTTTTAGTAAAAAAGAAGCACAATTAGATAGTAGTAATCCTCACTGTCCAATATGTAATTCTAATGATATAGTTTTGCAAAAAGGTGATGGTTACAAAATATATGGGGATGATACCATTGCATTAATTTGTGAAGAATGTAAAAAGGTTTATGGATTTAATGATGTTAAATATAAACAAAATTATCCAAGAGATTTATAAGATTTAGACGAAATAGATTTGAAGAAAATCTATTTTTTTTATTGCCAAAACTAAAAAAAGGGGGAATTATAAATGACAAATAAAAATTATAGTGAGAGTACCATAAAAGTTGGTACTTTTTTTAGTGGTATTGGAGCACCAGAAAAAGCTTTTCAAAAATTAAAAGATGAAAAA